CGAACTGCCCGGCCCGGCCTTTATCAATCATCAATTAATGAATTATTCGGCTTTCCAGATTCCGGTGGACTGGGTGATGATCCACGCTTTTGTTCCGGTGGTTCCTGTTCCGACAATCGTGACGGAATCCCCGACCTCCTGGGAAGCCTTTGTGTTCTGGATGTCCTTGTTCACAACTCCGGCATCTACCACAACGGTTGCGGCCAGGGTGAAGGTCCCGGAGATGCCATCGGCGGCAACGGGGCTGACGGACAGAAGGGCGGTTGTCCTGGCGGCAATATTGATGAAGGTGTATTTAAGCCCGGCTGCGGTGGCAGGAAGGCTGATCACAAGATTGTCGGCATTACAGAGGAATGTTTTGCCAGAGTCGGCTGCGGTCAGCGTTTTGTTGGCGGTAACAACTTCTACATCGGCGTTCTGGGCTTTCCAGACTTCCCCTGCGAGTTCATAAACGGGGGTTACGTTTCCCCCAAAGTGTTTGTTGTAGAAATTAACAAACTTGCTCTGAAAATCGGTCATTGCACTCATATCGAATCTTTTTTAATTGTTTACTGTTTGTATGAAAAATGATACCCCATACCGTGCGCCAGTTCATCCACAGTCTCCCGGTTCTTCATCTTGTTGAAGGTTACGCCTTTGGAGTTAAGCCATCGTTTGGCCTCCATGACATCGCCTACAAGGACCTCAATAAACTCCTGTTTTTCGGGGGGAGCCAACTCCTGCGGAATCTCATCCGTAGCGTAGTCCAGCTCGTAGTAGACATTGAAGTCTTTAGCCTCTTCCAACTGTTTCTGAATATCCGGATCGGTGACAATCACCCAGCACCGTTTACGTTCCTGGTCGTAACCATTGAAGTAAAGAATCTTGGGTTTGCCATCCTTCTTGTAATTGAAGAGCAACTTGCGGGCCGGAGAGGAATATCTTTTGATCATGGTTTCAAAGAGTTAAAGGGGGGTTGTTAGCCCCCCTGTATGTTTAAGCAACAGCGTTGATGATCATGTGGGTACTCTTGTTCTTGACTAAGAGGGTGCTGCACTGTTCAATAACAGCCGCTTCCACGTTGGCGATCCCTGCACTCTTGTAGTCAATAGGGCGAACATTGAATCCCTTCCCGGCAAGGTCCTTAATGAAGATGTTGGCCGGGTCCATGATCATGGCCGACTTCTCCTTACCCAGGAGGTCAAGATGCTCGTAGTAGTAAAGATTCAGCGTCCCGAAGGTGGAGACGATCTTCTTTACCTTAAAACCCATGACGGTATCGGTTTCCTTCGCCATGAACTGCTTGTCGGTGAAGTTAGCCTGTTCCATCGCTTCCGTAAAGTCGGCTCCCATGAGCATCCACCTTTCCTTACTTCCGTTGTTTCCGGTGAAGGCACTCTTCAGGATGGGGACGATTAGGTTGGGGGTGGTCTTAAGGTCACTCAGGTCAAAGGTGCTGTTCACGGGAATACCGGTATCATTCAGAATACCTCCCATTGTGTAGAACCGTTTGGTCTGGCCGTCAACGGTAACATTGGTAGATCCCCTGATCCCGGCAAGGATAGACCTTTCAAGCTGCATTTTAAAGTCCTCAATAGCCATACGTTTCAGATCACTAAAGCCCCAGTCAGCCTCTTTCTTCATGAGTTTCTGGAACTCACTCTGTTCGACCTGTTCCATGAACAACTGCACATAATTGTAGTCGGTTTCGGGAATCACACCCCATGGAGTAGTGCTGGCAGCGGTTTCCGGATGGGCCGATCCACCACGATATACATAGGTGGTATCTCCGGAACTATCGCTGTCGTACAGGTCGGTATTGGCAAGGTTCCCCCCTGATTTCTCGTTGATGAGTTTGACAGTTACCTGGTTGGAGGCAGGGAACCCAATGACAAGACCCATAAGGATACGTCCAGAGCCTACTTTGGTAGCTCCTGGGGCTGTACCGGTGGTTCCATTGGAGTTGAGCAAAGGCCAGTAAATGGTATTGTAACGGGTAAAGATGGTGGCATCTGCAACGGTAATGGTCGTCACCCCGTTCACGATGGCGGTGGCTGCGGTTACGGACGTACTCATTCCCCTGGCATCAACGGCGTAATATTTGGCCTCCCAGGACTCCACAGGATCTCCCTTCCCTTTCATTCCTAAAATGGTGAGAAGCGGATACTGCCACTGTTTATATTCAGAGACTTTTCGCTCCACATCCCTCATGTCGAGGTATTCGGTAGTCTCCGAATAATTATCTCCACCGGTGGCGGCCTGTTGGGTAACAGTACCTCCGGCGACAACGGAACCTACTGCGAGAATGACGTTAGTCGCACTGAACGCATCCATCACAGAAAACAAACCAAGTGCAGTGATGAAAACAATCAGTACACTTGCAATAGATTTCAAATTTCTCATTTCACTCTGTTTTTAAATTATGCTTAAATTGTTCTCACTGATTACATTACTCCTTTGAGGAAGTTTGCGGCATACGATTTCGGCTTTTCGGGCTTTGCGTTCTGGGCGGTGAGGCTCGGAAGTCCGTCTCCTGCGGTGGCCCGTTTCTCCCGTTTCTCCACGATCTGTTCATTTCTGCCGGCGACTTTCCCGGCCTGTTCAGCCTGGGCGACTGCGGTGTCAAAGTCCATAGCCTTGTCAATAAGCTGAAGGTGGTTCCTGTTAATCTTGTCATTCAGAAAGTCCTGTCTGATCTCTTCCAGCTTGTTGAGCCGGGCCTGTATTGCGGCATCATCATAGCCCTTCTCCTCCATCCATGCCTGGATTTCCTTGACACTCATCTCTTGGTTCTTGGCAATCTGCTCGGCCATCTGCCTTTTCTTGCCGATTCTTTCTTTGGCCTTGTTGAAATTCTCGGTCATAAGATCATAGTCCGGGTCTCCTTCAACCGCCTGAAAAGCATCTGGGCCATAGTTCCTTGCTAGTGCAACACGGGCGGTCTCTCCATTGAGAATATCGCTCAGTGCCGCACCAAAGTCGGGGTCATTCTCAACGGATACGAGGATTTTGTCATGCAGATTGTCAAGCATCTTCAGAAGTTTGAGGTTATCTTCCGGACCACCTTCAGAACCCGGAATGTATTTCTGAATTAATGCCTTGACTTCATTCTGCGTGTCTATCCCTGTTGCTTCGGGTGCGGTTTCCGGGGCCTGTGCTTCTGCAATCGGGCTTTCCGGTGTCGTTTTCATTTCTTCATCCATCTTATTTTGATTACTTTAATCAAGCGTAAATCAAAGTAATCTATATTGTTAATAACAAATTACTTAATTTAATCCATGGGTATTGCTATTTAATCCCCTGACGACTAAATTTGAAACATTAAATCTGAGTTACATGGTAGCTAAAACAGATCGGGGTAAATTCTGTGAGCAAGAGATTATCCGTAACTATCTGGAGGTTCAGGAACATTATCAGAAACAGGGCGTGCTGGGGTATATGACCCGGCAAAAGGTTTATGATGATGTTGCGGACAGGTTGGGTTATTCAACCGCCAGGGTTAAAGCGGTAATTCTTGAGTACACGAAAGGGTTAATCAATTTCAAGCAGAATGTAGTCGTTTGAAAGACTTAAACTCTATATTGGAAGAGAACCGGAAAAGGAGGGATTATCTTCACAGGCCCTACAATCCATTTACCGGTGAAGGGTCCCCTATCCCCCGAACCCTGATAAATTTGCACGATTTCAAGCTGTCAATCTATCTCCCTGACACTATGCTTAAAATACAGTGGGTGTCTGATCTCTGCCAAATGGGGAGCGTAACTGAATACTGCAAGTCAATAGGATATAGTGATTCTTTGGCCCCTGAATCAGACCTGATGCTTTACTTCATTCAGGAGAGATTTAAGCACGACTTTGAATTTTGGGCGGCGACTGCGTTTCATATCCAGGATGCCGAAACCCTTGAAGAAATTCCCCTTATCCTTAACTCCCCTCAGAGAAAAACCCTTTCTGAACTGGAGGAAATGAGAGTCAACAGCATCCCTATTCGATTGATAATCGTTAAGGCCAGACAATGGGGTGGGTCAACTTTAACCCAGGCTTATGCCTTTTGGATTCAGCAAGTCCACAAGGAGAACTGGCACATGGCTGTTTGCGCCCAGGGGGATGATGCGGCAAAGAACATCAACGGTATGTACACAAGGGCGGCAGAGAGCTATCCCAAGGAGCTTGGAAGCGTCACCCTGAAGTCTTACGAAAGATCACCTAAGAATAGGATATGTCAGGAAACAGGGGGGATCATCGGGGTTGGGTCTTACCTTAACCCGAATCAGTTCCGTTCCTACAACTATCCGATGATCCATATTTCTGAGGTCGGGCTATGGGAAGATACCCTAAAGAGAAAGGCCGCAAAGGTAGCTCAGTCTCTCAGGAATGCCGTTAAGTACGTCCCCTATTCAATGGTTATCTTGGAAAGTACCGCCAACGGGATCGGAAATTTCTTTCACAATGAATGGATTTCTGCCACTACAGGGAAGTCAAGGTACAAGCCGGTGTTCGTAGGATGGTGGGAGATAGAGATGTACCAGGCAGAGATTGTGGACTATGACCTATTTGTCAAGAACATGACCGATTACGACTGGTTCCTGTGGGGTCTTGGTGCTACTCTTGAAGGGATTAACTGGTACAACCTCACAAAGAACGGGGAGAACAAATCTGATTGGGAGATGAACGCAGAGTATCCTTCCACTGCGGAAGAGGCGTTCCAGAGTACCGGGCACAAGTATTTCAACCCTGCATACATACAGGCTCTTGCAAAGGATGTTCGGCCACCTATGTTTGTTGGTGATGTTTTCGGTGACTCACGGATGGGGGAGAATGCCCTGAAGAATATCCGGTTTGAAAAGAGTGCTACCGGGTTAATCCATGCCTGGGGTATGCCGGATAGAATCAGTCTTGTAAAACACCGTTACGCATTTTTTGCTGACATCGGTGGGAGAAGCAAGGGGGCAGACTGGTCTGTTTTAAGGGGAATTGACAGGTTGTGGATGATTGAAGGGGGCGATCCTGAGTTTATCCTGACTTTCCGTTGCCACATGGACCAGGATTTATTCGCCTGGAAATGCGCTCAGATATGTATGGCCTTTGCCGTGCCTGAGATAGGGGAGTATCCCCTGCTTGCATTGGAGGTTAATTCCCTGAAGAAGGTAGAGACGGAAGGGGACCACTTCTTAACAGTCCTAAACCAGATTGCAGACTACTATCCACGGCTTTATACCCGGAATGAATTTGACAAGGTGGGGGATGAATGGGTTCCGAAATACGGGTTTGCAACGGTTGAAAAAACAAAGACAATGATCCTTGATGCCCAGTATGCCGCCTCCAGGGAGAGATACATGAAGGACTTCGGGGAGCAACAGGGGTTTGGATATGTTGAAAGGGATCAACGGGCCATCAATGAAATGAGCTGGTTTGAAGTTAAACCAAATGGAAGTACCGGGGCTGTTGAAGGGGAGCATGACGACATAGAAATACCTACTGCCGGGTGTACCTGGATGGCCATTGAATATATGCCGAAGCCTTTCTATGTGGAGAATACCAGGAGTGTTGGAAGGACAAAAAAGGTGAATGAAAGTACGTTTTAACCATGAGCAAAGAAGATAAAAATACCGGTTACAGGTTCACCATCAGGACAAAGACAATAAAATACGGTTATCCCATGAGATTGAGGGTAAGCGTATCTGAGAAAAGTGGGTTTGTGCTTATTGAAAAGTACATACTCGGTCCTGAAATGGTCGCTCCAGACATGGACAAGTTAAGGATGTTCTGGGGCCGGTGGCTGTACTATGGGCTGTTAACCCTGAAGATTGACGAATTGCATAAGATAAGTGACATCATAAAACATAAGGAGGTAAGCAAATGGTAATGGATAAATTTCACCCTAAAACGGTAAAGATCGTCAGCATATCAATCCAGAGTGTGATTGATAACTTAAAGCTGGCCTTTGTAGGAAAGGTCCGTAAGTACAATTTCATGCTGGCAAGGGCTGAAGCTATCAGACGGGCAGAGATTGAGAACCGGAAAATCTATGTTATCCAGGAAGGCCCTATCAAGTGGAGAGTGTTTTCAACTGCCGATGTCCGGAAGCTGAAACAAATGAGGGTGTTCAAAAAAGACCTTACGTTTAAGGAAATGTCAGAGAAGGCAGCATTTACGGCTTTCCCGAAAGAGAAATAATAAACCTATAAGTTAATCACTATGAAAGCGAATGAATTGAGAATCGGGAATTTAATTTTAGTTGACGGTGAGATAACTGAAATAACAGGGATAAAAAAATCTACTGTTTATTTCTCTGATGGGTTTCAGATGTTTATTGCCGGAGGTTTGGAACCCATCTCATTAACCGAAGAATGGTTGCTAAAGTTCGGTTTTGATATAACAGTAGATCATCCTGGAAGAAAAGTATATGAACATGATGGTGAATGTCCTTTATGGTTTAGCGATAAACGAGGCATCACTGATTTCTATGCAAGCAGAGTTAGAATACGCGAATGCAAGTACGTCCACCAACTCCAGAACCTGTATTTCGCACTTACCGGAGAAGAATTAACCATTAAAGAATAATCTCTATGTCAAGAATCAGTATCAAAATCAATCTCCGGCAGTTGAAATCTGCCGTCCGTGAAATGAATGGTCAATCTGGGATGGTCGAATGTCTGGTAATCCCCATTGAGCAGAACCACCTTTTTGAAGGGGAACAGGGCATCTACCTGGACTGTGTGGCCTATGAACTCAAAGAGAAGAAGGCAGACCGCAAAGACACCCATGCCATCAAACAGAGTCTCCCAAAAGAGATATACGAAATGATGTCTGAAGCTGAACGCAACCAAATGCCTTTCATCGGTAACGCTATCGTCTGGGCAGCAAGTGAACCGGCTCCCCGTGAATTTCCTGTTGAACTCCCACCGGCTGACGAATACCGGGAAGGGAGAAATGATGATCTTCCATTTTAACTTTTAAATCTTTTATTATGTTTATTGCACTAAAACATTACACAGACGGTAAAGATTCAGAGAGGACAACTATCGTCAACACAGACATCATTGACAAGTTCTGGTTAAACAGAGATGATGAAGGCTATTCACAGGGGGATGGATTTGTAATTGTCACGGACCTTGTTGAACAAGTGCCACGAACCTATACTATCTCAGAGGAAACATACAATTTTCTTTGCAGTGTGTTGGGAGTTATCTTCCCTACACCTTGCCTCGTTGGTTCGGCCAAGATAGATTCTGGAGTATTAACGCAAGTGGAATAAAAAACAAACCCCGGCTTGACCGGGGCTTCTTTTTCACCTACCTACTGCTTTCTGAAGCAATGCCTGTGCCTGTGAATTCTGAGGCATATCCTGTTGTAATCCAGCTATGGCTCCCCTGGGATCGGTGGCCGCCTGTTCCCTTCTTTTCTTCACCGCCTCCATCAGGTTATCGGCATAGGGCAAACTGGTTGTTGACAGATAGGTTTCAAAGTCAATCAATCCGTTCATCAAAAACTCCTTCAAGCTCTCGTCAATGATGTTCCGATAAACCGGACTGTCTGCGCTCTGCGCCATCACAAGATCAAATTCAATGTCCCGGACCATCTGAGGCTCGTATAATTTGGCCGTGTCGCTGTAACTGGCTCCTGAGACTGCAATCCATCGTGGTTCGGTGTAAAACTGCTGGAGGGTTTTTAAGACCTTCTCGTTCCTGTCCTTCCTGAACGTATTGAAAGGCTCTATGAACTGTTTCAGGTTAAGACTGGACTGTTGGGCCTCTGTGATAACCCTGGCTGCCGGGACGCCACTCTGAGCCTGTTGCCCTTGCAGGGAGGGGTGTACTCCCGATATGTCCTGAAGGATTTTCATGTTCATCTGGATCATATCTGAAATCCCCAGGTTGACGGCGTTCCTGCCAATCTCAAAGGGAGGTTTGGCCCCATCCCTTAGTTTCAGGACAATCACCCCTCCGACTTTCACCCATTCTTCAGCAATATCGTCCGGGGACTGTCCGTTAAGGCTGTCCTCGTCAATGATTAGGGTGTTCTTTGCGCTGGTTCCAAGAATGAAATCTTGCAGGGCCAGGAGTCTGTTTATCTGCCGTTGGGTATCGTAGAGGTCATAGACAAGCCCTGTCATTTTATCGTCAACCATGTGGTTCGGGGGAAGGACAAAGGGGTGTGATCCGTGCCAATAGGGGCTTTCTCCTTCGTCAAGGACATCCCCCTGTGGCGAATAGAACCCGTAAAACCAGCGTTCCTTGTATTCCTGCCAGGCTTCGATTAACGGCACTTCTTCCGGGGGATAGCCGGCTGCTGCGTACTTCTGCGTCCGGATCATGTTGATTTTCTCTACATCCTCCATCGTGCCTTCAAACTCAGAATAGGAACCGTCTGCCCAGTCGTGGGTCATGGTGGCTATTACCGTTCTGAGTTCCCAGGCTTCAATAACACGGCACTTGCTCATATCATCGGGCATATAAAAGTCAAGGCGGTGGTATCTTTCATCGTCAAAGTTGTCGTATGACTGCCCGTACTCTTTATGCCTGTTGGGGTTGCCGTAAATCTCCTTTAGCCGGCTGACCTTCTCCGGGGTCTTTCCAAAGGCCGCAAGCACCTGGCCCCAGCTTGTGTCAATGACCCGTCCGATAGTCCTTAAATCCTTCCACCGGGGGTCCTGGATGCCGGAGTTGAAGAATATGAAGTTGGGATGTATGGTCTCCACCAGTACGTCCCATCGTCTTTCCTCGTTCCACCAATCATAGGTAATTCTTTGTATGCAGAGTCCGGAAATACCCTTTTCGATCAGAGAGGCTACATCAACCTCCTTAATGTCGTTGTGGTCCAGTGCGCCTTGCAAGGCATTACTCAACATCTCGGTTTCCTTCGCCTTATCCCGGATGCGGCTGATAACAATACTCTTTCCGTTATCGCTGCGGAACTGCCCCACAATGGAGTTAAAGACCGATTTAATGAGGTTCTGCTTCAGGGGTATCTTCCCCTGACTGGTGATGTATTCTTCTTCTGTGACGGTCCTGCCGCTGCTGTCTTTGGTCTGTTCGTGCCACTGGTCCCCGTTGTAGTACTTGGCCCACTTCCTTCGTTCATCCCTCCATGTACTCAGGTTGTACCAAAGAGAATGAAAGTAGTCCAGCTTGCGTTTTTTGTCGAAGCCTACATTTGATTCTTCTACCTGATCATCCAAAACGTCCTTCGGGAGTTTCTTGGGTTTTACCCTGCTGTTAATGATCAGCGGATTGATCTTTGAATTGTCCTGTATCATTCCTTGTCGTATTTTATTTTCAACTTCTTGATCCTGTCGTTTGCGTCCTTCATGGTCTGAATGACACCTTCGGTTCCTTCGGCTGTTTTCCAGTCAATATCCTGGCTCTGGAGGGTTATAATATCATCGTATAGGTCAATGATAGTTTCAAGCTCACGGTAATACCTGTTGCCGTATGCCTTGCGGTATTTCTCAGTGTCACCGGTGCGGAGCATATTCTTCTTATACCCTGAAACAACACTTTGGTAGGGGAGGGTTTCACTCTTGAACTCGTAATACTCCCTGATGGTTCTCCATTTTGCCTGTGGGGTTTTGCGGACAAAGGCGTTAACGAATGGAGTGTTACGGAAGTCCACCTCCTGATTTGGACTTGCAAACTGAATGGCCGTTGTGACAGCATCGCTTATAACTCCCCCGGTTCCACCGGTATATCCCTTAAAGATATGTTCAACAATGGACGGGTTGATGTCAAGCCACCCGGCACGTTTCACATCATCGCCTTTCATCTTATACCTCAGTCCAGTTTCCAACTCTCCACCTGTTGCCCTGAATAGCATATCAGTAGCGAACTTGATGGCCTGGTTCACATTCTCCTTACCCAATGCCACGTTTGCAACCTCCCTGGCCTGTTGCTGGGTAAATGGTTCTCGGTAAATCTTATCCCCTAAGAAGTTCCGGTTTTCGATAGCCTCAACAAACGGTTTGGCTACTGTTGGAGCTATCGGGCTGAAACTTATCCCTTCCTCTGTGAATACCCCTCCGATGTCAATAGGCAATAATCCTCCGGCAAAGTTTGAAACTGCTATGCCAAATGCACGTTTGGGTTTCTCCTTACCGGTTACAAGGTCGTATCCTAAACTACCCAGGGCGTAAAATCCTCTCCAGAATTGGGCAATCGGAATCCTGATGTAAATTCCTTTGCCTACAATATCCGGGGTGGGGATGATCAGATAGTTCCGTCTTGCGTAGTCGCTGACATTGTAGAAATCATCATCATCTCCCTCTCCCCCGCCGGCAAGATCATTGAGAAGCGTCATTACAAACCCTGAAGCTATAAACCCTGCTGCGACCTTCGTAAACTTTTTCGGGTATAACTTGGCAAGTTTGAAGTTTTTGAACATGGACTCCAGGGCTACATTCCAGAAAGCCCAAATGGAATCAAAGGTTTTTGTGATCTTCCCCTTACGGTTGAAGTTTACCGTTGCCTCCTTCGCCATTGAAGCGGCCTCCCTGTCAGTTTTACCCGACTTAACGGCCTCTGCGAATATGGCAAACCTCGTAGAGTCCTCAAAGAAGCGGTTCCAGGTTTCAACACCACTCTTCAGATACCTAAAGTTCCTTCCTAATGCCCCTTTGATCTTGCGCTTATTCAGGAAGTCACTCATGGATTTGTTGAGTTCCTTTTCGATCTGCTGAACGTCCTTCAGGTGGGTGAATCCCGTTGCCCCACCGGTGAGATAGAAGCGTTCCAGAAGTTTATCCCATTCGTTATTTGGGTCACTCTTTCCTTTTATGTTTCTGTAAATCGCCTGAAATGCCGGTTTATAGGCTTTGAGGACTCCGGTTCCACTCTGCCCTTTGATCCACTGGGTCAAGACTCCTTCCTGAACGTCCCTAGCAAGGTTGGTGACAGGGAACACCACATTGAAACTTGTGTACATGGCCTTGACCAGATTGTTCGCAACTCCAAAGGTGGCTCCTAACGGTTTGTTGAAGTTCTCCGCATCCTTATACTCACCGGTGAACATACTCCGGTACATTGTGTTCTGATGTTTCAGGGCATAGGCCATTTCAAGGTGCTTGTTGGGGAATACAAGAATCATATCCATATTCTTGCCCTTAATAACTACCTCATGTTCGTCTGCGTGTCTGCCTGTCCTCAGTTTCTCATGCCTGGAGTAAACCTTCATCTTGGCCGTTCCTTCGTCAAACATATCCTGGGGTGGTCTAACAAGGTCCCCATTTACGTCCCTGGCAAGTTCCCACTCCGTTGTCCCGTCAAAGTTTTCGACCTTTACATAGTACGCTGTTTTTAGCGTCACCATGTTTCTGATCCCCTTCAATTTGGCGTTATTTACGAAGAGGTTAAGGGCCTGGGTGCGGATTTCATTATCCATTTGCTCCCCTAATGCCTGGAAGTGGACCTGTTGAATGTAGGCAAAGGGGTTCTCGGCAAGTGATGTTCTCCCCTGCGCTCTCTGAAGGGAGCTTTTAAACCCTTCTCCCCTGCGGTATGCAAGAGAATTGGCGGCTCCTTCCCTCCATCCCCTAAGAGGAACAAAGTACTGGAACCGGGCCATCTGACGGTTATACTCTGCCTCACTCATGGTAAAGTCACTTTTCCAGACCTCCAGGGTTGACCGTGTGGCGTTGTTTATGGCAGTCCACAGTTCATCCCTTAGTTCTTCGGGGATCTTCCCCTCCACTTCGTCCACGATGCTCTGAGCAAGTTCTTCGGGGTTGGTGAACCCATTTATGCTAATTTCCTTTTCCGGGTCGTTGGGGTCCTTCTTGCGGTCAAATGGCATGATCCCGGAATAGTCCTTGTTCTTCACCGATTCAATGAAGTCTTGCAATGCTGCGTCCTCTTCGGGAGTAATAAGATTGGGGTCCTTGATATTTTTCTTCATCCAATCGTTAATCTCCTTACTTCTGAAATCAGGGTTCCTTTCCAGGGTGTGCTTGGCAATGGTATAGGGCAGGATCATCTCTCCGTCCACCCCCGTCTGCTTGATGATCTTTGCAACGACTTCTCCGATTGGCTTCATCAGATTGTTGGCGAACCTGTCATAAAGGGCCTCCAATCTTCCTTTTGCAAGGGTGATCTGTCGGTAGGGCTGGCTTTCATCGTCAATAACTCCACCGTTCTCACGAACCCAGTTTTCAAGAGTCTGCAACGGTTTGTCTGAATCTTTCCAAAACTCAATGAGTCCGGTCCTGATCTCCTTCCAGTTGCGCTCTATCATGGCTTTTTCTGCCCACCTTTCCAAAGCAGCCTCTGCCGGAGTGATGGGTTGTGCCGGGTCCTCAACCATCATTTCGGTAGTATCCCCTGTTTCGCTGTATGTCCGCTTCTTTTCTTTGGCTACACCAAGACTATTTATCTGCCTTTCTAATGGGGTGTATTCTGCCTCTGGTTCCATTAGTCCATAATCACGCCAACTCTTATATGAATCTCTGATACTTGGGTCTGTTTCCATTTCAATAACGTCTAATATTGAAAGGGTTCTGTTACCCATTTCTGTCTTGAGGTCTCGCATGTTTTCGTACCCCTTTGTATCCATTGGGATATTTGACGCTATGATTACGCTTTCACCGTATTTTCCAATCTGATAGGTAAGTTCTTGCGCTGTCGGTAGTTTTTCACTGACATAACTCCTGGTGATTTGGTTCCTTCTGTTAAGGACCATTACAACATATTTCTGACCAGTGCCACGTTTTATCCTGCTCATGTATTTCCCGACATCGGTACTCCCTGTAACAAGAGTCATATCATCGGTTTTCTGATAATATTCATTCTTCCCGAAATGATATACTCTGACAGGAGATAGTTTACCAGATGGTGTCTGGCTCTTCAACTCTAATATTGGGTCTCCTGATGAGGAAAACACCCCGAACATTCCCCTATCCAGGTCAATGATAACGCTGCTATTCACCCTTGCGATCCCGTCCAGTATCATTTTCGTTTTCATATGGACGTCATGATCCGCAGTACTTGGAACCAGGTTGCCTGATGGGTGGTTGTGTACGAATGTGATTGATTCGGACCCGAACTCTTTAGCTGCTGCTGCAATAAGTTTAAGATCAACAGTAACTCCGGTTGTACCTCCCGTTGCGAGATACTGAACGATGTGCCGGCCATCAGGTAAATGGTGAACGACAAAGGCGTTTTCAGTTGTGGCCTTTTCAAGATTGCGGAAGATAAAAGCTACATCTTCAGGCCCACGAATAATCTGAGGCCCGGTAAGGTCGATCCAGCCGGCTTCCACCATCTGTCGTTCAACGGCGCATAGAATGTCGTTGTCAGGTGTAATTTGCTTGTCGGCCTTCCCAGGTACAATATCTGAATAACTGTCCTTTGTTGCCTTATATCTGATCTTCTCTCCCTGACTTGTCGTGTATTCTTTTCCATTGGTTACAATATTTGGTTGTGCAAACAGTGAGAGTTGGGAGTCCTCGGCTATTTGGGGGGCTTCCCCTGTCTTATTGTTTCCCCTCGCCTCCATGAGATTGCGTTCAATGGGGGTTGTCGGTCTGTCAACTCCATTAACTTTGATGGTGGCAGGGATGTAGGGAGCTTCGGGTTCAAAGAGTACCGTTTGTCCTCCTTCCTCCTTTGTTTTGATGGTGGAGAAGAATTTATCAAAGGCGTTGTTAATGTCAATTCTCTCCTGCCCTTCCGGGTATGGTTTTGCTCCTAATATTTCATAGAAGATATTCCTGGCTCCATAAACAAGATACTGGTTTTCTCCTGTTGCAAGCGTCTTATCTTCTATATATGCCTCCAATGCACGGGCAAACATTTCATGCGGTGTACTCCAATATGAACTTGCACGGCCCTTGTCCATCTCTACGGAGTTGGTCATGTACTCGGTTTTCACCGTTGCTAAATATGCGGTATCCTTTTCGGCTTCCTCTATTTCTTTGGTAATTTTTATGAGGCCGTTTATATAACCGTATAGAGTCCCTGTATTTCCGTTTGTTGACGGACTGCGACCTGTTATTTCTTTGTAGAGATCGTATAGTTCTTTTTCCTTGTCGTGCGCCCAGATACCCTTGAAACTGCCCCTAACATTATTTCCCCTAAACTTACTCTCGCCTACATTCAGTTCCTTAATTTCAGAGGCGATCTGGTCAAACTTTGCCAACTGCTCAATGGTGGCCGGTTTCTTTCGGAGTCCGTATTTCCTTTCTTTTGAGATATAGCCACGAAGGTTGCCTATTTCATAATCAAGTTGTTCTGATATGCTATTTTTTCTGGCTTGCAGTACATTGATGTCTTTATGTTTTTCAACTTCTCTTTTTTCAATTTTTGCAATGACCTCATTGAAGGCTGTAAGAAGTTCCGTCCTAACTTTGCTTTTGGGGTATAGTGACTCTCCGTGACTTAAATATGTGTTCTTTCTGTCCTTTACTGGCAGAGTACCGTCCTCTTTCCTTTGGCCGGATGCTTTACCGTCAAGTATCCCTAAATAATGATCTAAGGCATGGCCCCATTCGTGCATTAATGTTCCTGCTCCCTTTATTCTGGTCAGGTTTATAACTGCCCTATTTGGCTCGTAGTGTGCGGCTGCTGCTCTTTTACCGCCATGCCCCCGGCTCCCGAAACCTATTGAGAGTTCACCGTTAAGACTTAATGCCCTCGGTGGGACATTAAGGATTTCGGCCATGTCCATGAAGGCGTCATATGCCATATTGAGAACAATCTGCCGTTCCTTGTTGTCAAGCCAGTTCCCAAATTCTCCACCTCTGAACCCAAATGTATTGAGAAACATTTCTGGGGTTGCGTTCTTTCCGTTTCTCCAGTCTTTCCTTTTCCTTTCTACTTTTTCAAGGTATGGGCGGTCAAATACCTGGTCTTTTTTGTTAATGATTTCAATGGCGTTTGAAGCCATGTACTTCATGGCCTCGTCTCTTGTATCGAATCCTCCCTGAACCAGCCATGTTTTATTGTTGCTGAATTTCCGGTAAATACCATACTTGTTGTCCCTGTCGGTGTAAACTCTATGTCGCCTTGAAACTTCGATTAAGGGAAGCATTGCCGCTGCTTCATCTTCGGTATCTATATTTCGTTTGATTACCTTAAAAAATGGGGCTTTACCGATCCATATATCCCACAATTTAGTTCTTGAGTCCTGACCGATGTTATATTTTCTTGCCCATCCGGGCACATCGCTGTCTTTCCCCCTTTTAAATCCTCTCTCAGCATTATCCTTCCTTGCATCACCGATTTTCTTCCCAAAATCTTCCAGCTTTTCAAGGTTTTCTTCAGACTCCAGATCAAAAGTGTTTTCCTCTTCTGGAGTTTCTTCATTGGACGACTCTGTTTCTTCCGATGCAACCTCCTGCTCGATCTGGTTGATTACGTCAACTTCATTTTCGGTTGTGACCTCACTGATGGGATCATCTACCGCTACGGGCTGATTGTCTTTCTCCTCCTTCTTCTCTGCAATATTCTTCTCCAATGGGGTGACGGGCTGGGCTGGCTTATCTTCGATGATGTTATCTCCAATGTCAAGCCTGTGGAAATACCCACCACCCATTAATGGCATGATTAATGAAAATTTCTTTGGGTTCCTTGCGTCTCTGACTACGATTCCCCTATTGGGTTCCGCTATTTCAAATATAACATTGTTAGTCCCCGTCTCCCTGAGAGCCATCAGTCCGGCATATAACACCTTCGGGGTAAAATGTACTCCGTTATATTTATCGTCCAGCCTAAGAGCTATCACACCGTCAATAAACTCGTTTGCCCTTCTTGCCCCGTTTATCTGATCAATGATGTTGTCAATCTTTACCCTGACTTTAATCGGGTTGTTAATGGGTATTACTTTTTTATAGAGTGGGAAATCTCCGTCAACCGGTTCTTTTGAATTTGGCATGAGTATCCTGCTTTCACCATCTACTTTTGTAGGGATTACGGTAACTATAAATCCGTTTGTCGCCACCTTCTCCTGATCCTCAGCATTGTGATATATGCCGAGCATAACGGGGGTTCTGGTATCTTTGTCGGCTGTTACCTGTTCCAACGCACTCTCAACGGACTTCTCCTTCACCTTTACAGGGATGGGCTTAATCCTAAACTCTGCTTCTTCGGGGTCAAGTCGTTTAATGTCCTTCTTGGCCGGTTTCCGAGATGGCAGTTCTTCTTCCAGGAATTTAAGCTCCGGGTGTCTTTCAACCGCAAATGGTGACTCCTGATTTTCCTGTTCAGGTTCCTTCTTTGATGGCTCTGCCGGTTTCTCCTTCCAGTACCCTTCCTCAATATTCTGAAGGATTTCCTTGTAGCTCATGTCAAATGGTTCTTCCACCAATTTGCCGTCCTTGTCGTACATGGAGACTTTCGCCCACATACTATTAGGCTCAAATTCAATGTCCACGCTACTGTAATAACCGTCCTTGTCAATATATGACTTTGGCAGTTCTCCTATCTCTGTGATAGGTAGGAATGAATACTGATCCCATTCTTTCCGTGTTAATTTCCGGTCATATGTTAGTATATTATGGCCCCCTTCCGGGTCGTTCTCTGCCTTTACAAATCCTTCTTTCGGATATGTCCCTACGTCAAATGGGCGTATGAGCATTTTATAACGATATTCTTTTGCAGGCTGTTGTCCTGGTTCCACTACTTCCGGAACTCTGTTATTCTGTTCTTTAGTTTTAAATGTGTCAATTTTTCGCTGTAGCTTATCATTCCTGGCATCCAGGTTATTTATCTTTGACTTGATATTCGATGGACTGTCCTTGTATGGGTCAAGACCCTTATCCTGTATCCTATTACGCCTCCACCCGTTAACCAAAGCATCCTTACGTTCCTGCGGTATATCAGTTATCTCGGTTCTCTCCTTTGTAGCCATGTCGTATGAATAACGGTCACCGGTCACTTTAGCGTCTCCCATTATCCATTCGATACCTTCTTCTCCCCGGAATCCTCCTGCTTCACGTTTAATCTCAGGCAAAGGAAGTTTTTCGACTTCTGCCCACGTATCCTCTGATACCTGTAACTGCTGCTTTAAAGCCTCCTGCTGCATCTTGTTACGTGCAAGTGTCTTGGCTGCACTAATGAGACCTTTTACGTTTGACGGTGCGTTACCGTCAGTATATCCTAACAGTGCAAGTGCAGACTCCATGCTGACTGTCCTTGTGGATTTATCAGGCATTTCAACGGAGAATTGGTGAACGATCATCCTATCTGTTTCCGTGCTTGTATCAGCTTCGGTCCAGTCGGAAATCCTTCTCATCGCATCTTCGCCTCTATTATCAACAAAGTATTCAGGCCGCCATTTCCATTCATAGGCCGTTAGTCTTGCTCCTGATGGGCCTTCTATACCTAAATTTTCAAAGTGGTATGTCTCTGACGGTTTAAATCTGGCGATATTGCCTATACCCTGCTTGCTCTCTGCTAACTTGTTTTCAAGAGGAGTCTTCGGTTCATTCTTCGCCTTCAGTGCATCCCTGATCCTTCCGATCTCGTCAAGGAACTCCTCTTCGTAGGTTTCAACGTCTCCCCGGCCACCGAACTCCATGAAGTCCTGGTTGACTTCCGACTTGTATTTGTCAATGGCTGACTGTAACTCTGCGTTGCCCGATCCGTCAAGCTGATCTACAATGTCGGTTACGGTGTATTCTCCGGTATCATCGTACTTGCTGATGGCATCGTCTATCTGCGTAACAAGGTCGGTAGGCTGTTCGACTGGTTCCGGAGTATCCTTGTACTCTGAATACGGTTTGCGCTGCTTGGCCCCGTCATAGAGCCAGGTTTTAAATTCCTCTACCGGAACTTCGGTAATGGCCCTGAATCCTTTCCAGTCGGGCTGATAATTGCTCATGTAGGCTTCTCTGGCCTCTTCTGCTGACGAGAATCCTAACATCACCTTGCTTTCGTCAAACTCTCCGTTGTCAGGATTGTTCTGATCGACAACAAATACTTTCCCGAAGTCTTTGGCATCGGGGTTAATGAAGGTGTCAATCTGATCACCGTCCTTGCCGTCTGTCCTGGTGAAGTATCCGTAATGGTGGTTAAGGGTATTCTCCCATTTGTTCCCCTTTGAGTCGGTTCCTGAACGGGTGCTGCCGGCAGGGTTCTCAATCGAGATGTCCATACCTTCAACTGTGGTATGTCCCTTTTTGTAGTTACCGGCTTTCTTTTGTGCTTCGCTGGGGTTGGGGTCGGCTTGCTGTGCGTCCTCGTTTACCTTCTGGGATTCCTGGGCCGGCTGCTTATTTTCTTGCTGTTCCAACGCTGATAATTCTGAGTCGTATTTAGCGTTGATGCCCTCTTTTATTTTTTCAAATCCGGATACGGCTGCCGTTCTTAATAGCAACCCGTGGCCAGCACTATTTGACCACAATCCATTTTCCTGATCTAATTCCTGAAGCCTTCCTGTAAAATCATTTATTCTGTATATGGTCCTATTTAGGTCGCCTATTATTCTGAATTGTCCATCTTCAACGGTTGGTTTTCTGTCATAAACAACTCTATTGCTTAACTCTTCTTGCCTTCTTTTCTCAATGTCGGCCTTCTTAGCCTCTAATTCAGGGGCAGACGCCTGATGCTCTTCTTTGTCCTGGGGCGGCTGCTGTGCAAACAAATCCAACTGCGCCTTTTCAGCCTGTTCAATCTTCTGTCTTGCCCTCTCTATAATCTGATCACGGTTGGCTACAAGCCGGTCAATTTCCCCCTCTAATGTAGCTTTTTCTGCCAATAGGGGCTTCATGATCCTGTCAATGTTCTCTTTGGTCAGGTCAATGGGCGTTTTGATCTCGCCTTCTACAAGTCCTTTTGGGGGGAATAAACTGCCTTGCGCTTCTTTGGCCCGTCTTTCAAACTCTGATTGCTTGTCCTCAATCTTCTTGTTTAAGGACTGCAACTCTTTGCGCTTGCCCTCTAACTCCTGGTCAAACGCTAATTCAACTGTGTCCTTTTCCCTCTGAGGTGCTGGCCCATCTTGGCCATCTCCTTCAGTTTCCGGGCTGCCGCTATCTTCTTCTCCCGGCTGGTCATTTTCTGTACTTCCTGTTTCTTCATTACTTGTATTGTTACTGCTAATATCGGAATTTTCTGCCCATAATTGATCAATTTCAAACAGATTGTTGAACTGATCATCAGTGAGTGGCCTGTCAAGTAATATGGCCTCGGCTATGTCGTCCGGAATAAGCATGGCCCTGTCTGTTTCATCGGGAGAAAGCTCTTCCTGGGTCAGATAATAGTCAAGCATTTCATCCAAATCCATCGGGGGAGGATACTCCCCAAGGTCAGGTTTGAACTGAACGGCCTTTCCGGTAACAATCTTTTCAATGTTATCCAACAGTTTATTGCTGGAATTTGACCTCTTCCCTTCCCCAACATCCCTGATACCGGCATTGATCATCCTTGCATCCATATATACTGGCAATTCGATGATCTTCCAGATATTTTCAGGCAGTTGCATGATTCGTTGTGCGTAGTCCTGGACCTCCTGTGGGTAGTCGGCAAGAATCGGGTGGTCCTGTCTTGCTTCTTTGGTCTCTTTGAGTTCAATCTTACGACTGATCGGACCTCCACCCTGGCGCATTAGCTGGAGATGGTTTGTATTTGCTATGCCTCTTGCATAAAGCCCGTGTGAGTCAAGCCTTGACTGAAGCCCATTGAGGTTATATCTTCTTTGTTGTGTCCTTGTGAGCTTGTTATAAGCGTTGATCTCGTCCAGGAAAGAGTTGATCATTCGATTATCGTAGTCCGGGTCGGCGGCTCTGCGCTTTTCAATTTCTGCTTTCAGTAGTTCACCATTGGGTACATCATTCTGAATTTCCGGAGCTGCTGTTTTTTGCGATCTCGTTGGCTGTGACCCTGTTGCGGTTTCGTTTTGGTTAACATTTTGTGCGGGTTGCCCTGAAATGTTTGCAGTTTTGGATAACTTTTTCTTCGCTTCCGTTAAAATATTAGACAATTCATAATCATTCTCAATAGTGATCCCCTCTATTCCCTTACCTAAAGTCAGTCTTGCCACTACCTTTGCCCTGGTTGCCGGTTCTCCGTCAATCTGATACCTTGCAGGGAATTTCGCCTGAATGAGATTGGATAATTCAGGGTCGTTCTCAACCTTCAGGCCGACTACTTCATCATAACTTTCGGCCATGTTCACGATCTCGGTGGCCACATCCTTTTCAATGGCATTCTTTCCAAAGGCGTATTTCCCCGGCTTCTGCTCTTTGGCCGGAGTTTCCTTCGTCTTTGCCTCCGTTGTAGTCGTGTTCTGAGGCGTTTCCTGCGGCTTTGCGACTCTTTGCTGAATCCTTACGCCTGTAACAACATTTCGTGTCTGTGGCTCGCTGAATCGGTCTGCGGCGGGAATTACTTGCTCTGTCGTTACCGGAACGGCCTCCCATTTGGGGTTACTTTCAAAGTGTTTCTGTATTTCTGCAAGGGCTATCTGCGGATTAACCTTTGGTGGAATGATCACATCGCTGGTTCCGTCCTCGTTTACCGTAAACTCATACTTATTCTTTCCGAACTTGGCTGTTTCGACCTTCGGAGCTGGTGTTCCGGTGGCCTGTGCTGCCGCCTGGACTTCGTTCTCTGCCTGCTTCTTCTGCGTTAATGCCTGAAACTCTTCAACGGGGATGGGTATTTGCTCTCCTGTCGGGTTGTAGTTGTCGTCAATGGACTCTATCAACTTCATCCCATCCTGCTCTACTCCCGTGTCAATCCATTTCTTGCCCTGGTATTCAAACGAACTGGTCTTGGCAAGGTCCCGTCTCTGCTGTTCCTGGTCGTACATCTGAAGAATACCAGAAAGGTGTTGCTCCTTACTGATGATCTCCGGCTTGGTGACAAAATCCAGAGAACTCACCATTTCCTTTCTTCCGTCAGGTGTTACGGCAGTGATCATTTTATCTCCATCCTCTCCGGTGATCTCTCCGTTCGGCTGTATTTCGCCATCAAGTAGGGTTATGGGCTGATCTCCGTAGGCACGATGAAATACCGTCACTACATTTCCGGACTTGTGCTTGCGGCCCTCAAACATCTTCTCGGCCTGTTGTACTACCATTTGCCGGGGGTCCTGCTGTTCCTGCTGACGCAATACCTGTTCTGCGTACTCCGGTGGAATCTGTGAGATTTCGGGCTGATCGGTGGGCTGATCGGTGGACTGCTTCCTGAAATTATCCCTGTAATCCTTCCTGATTTGTTCTTTGACGTAGTTCATTGTCGCTGCGGCCTGATCTTCGTCCATGTTCTTAAGAATGGGGTGCAGCTTCTTTGAGATTTCTTCCAGGGAGGACTCAGGTTTATTAAGGATGTCCTCTATCTTGATTGCAGTATCATCGTCAACTATCTCCCTGTATGCGCCATACGCTGAACGATAATCAGCGTTTTCCCTTCTTTTGTCAATGGCCTTGCCAGCATGTACAATTCCTGATCCTCCTTCGGTCATTGCCGTTCCCATTGCAAGGACGGTGAGGAATGTGGTTAACTGTTGATCTCCGTCAAACATATCGGAGTACTTGGAGTCACCCACCAACAGGGCGTTCAATGGTATATTTACCCATTCTTCAAGATATTCAATGGGTACGCCGTTCCATCCGACTGCCTTTGTGAATTTTGAAACACCTTCCGCTATCTTCCTGGCGGTTCCACCTTCAGAAAGTTTCCCCATCAGGTTCAACTTCGGGAGTTTACCTGTCAGCGGTTTTAGAACTTTGCCTAACGCTTCTTCGGTCAATACTTCGATGGCGTTTGTCGTCCACCCCTTGTAGATGGCTTCAAGAGGCTTTTCTGCGGTCTCTTTGTCGAATGAGAGGTTTCCATGTTCGTCTTGTGTTACGTCTCCCAGGGTCCTCTCAGTTATTGCTCCGTATGTTTGAGGCATTAACGCTGAAGCTCCGTAAGCCCTTCCTACTTCTCCGGCTGCCTTAGTTGCGTATTTTCCTATTGTTTTACCCAATACCTTCTCTGCCCCCTTCATCAGGGTTTTCTCGACTGCTTTTTTTGCAGTTGCTCCGGCTCCTTTCGTCAGTGCGAATTGAGCAAGCCAGGGAACCATGTCTGTAACTTGTTTCCCTACCTCATAACCCCGCTTAGTGTCTTGCAGTGGGAATTTCTGGTTGACTTCCTGCTGTGTGAACCAGGCGTCCAGGAGAATCTTGTCCGGCTCCGTCAGTTCTTCCCCCCTGTCAAGTTTGTTGGCCACCTTCTTAAGGTAGATCATGCTTGCAAGGTCACTCGTTCCCAGAGTCCAGAAATTCCGGTCCTGGAGTGCGTCACCAACTCCGGTTCCTCCTTTGCCTGTAACTGCGTCAATCTGCCTTTGTGAACGGTTGTAGATGTTTTTAGCAAGGCTCAATTTCTCCTCTTCGGGGTTATCGTAGAACCTTTGCAGAAAATTATCACCTATCTGGCGTTCCGCAAGTCTCCTATCCGTTTCTGAGGCTCTCCATTCGGGACTATCCGGCATCTCAACCTCTGTCTCCGGTTGCTCTGTTGCAGGAGAAATGGGCTGCGTGTGCATCGCCGGAGCAGTTGTGTCCTGTGGAGCCATGCCGAGCTGTGATCCGAAGTTTTTGTTTTTGGGATTATCCTGGAATAATGTGTCAAGGGCCGGATACTTGTAGGCGGCTTGGGCCATCGGCATATCATTGACAAAATCCCTCACTTGGTTAACGGGAATATCGTATTTGTCCTTGCCTACATTGAATGTAAGGATCTCGGTGGGTTTGGAAGAATTGAAGTCCTTCAGAAATTCCGTTACGTTTTCTTCGGGAATGTCGTAAATGTCATTCCCCACCTTGAAGCTTCTGGTTCTCTTGTCCATTCCGGTTATCGTTTGTTGGCTTCCCATTTGCTTTGTGCGTCTTTTGTCGGCTCTGGTGAACCGTTATCATCATACCACGAACTGAATTGATTAGCCGTATCCAGTCCACTCTTCGCCCGTAATAAGTCGTCTGTGACCTTTTGGGCTTCTCTCATTACCTCTTTGCTGTCCGGCCTATACTGGCTGTATTTCTCTTGTGCATACCTTATAGCCTCTGCGTTAAGCTGTGCTTCGGTCTTTCCTGCAATGTCAACCCCATACTTTGTTTTGGTATCTGCCACAATTTGCTGTGGGGACCGCTGTGTTGCCTGATTAATTGCAGAAGTCGGAGAGGGGGCTGGCTGTGAAGACTGCGAAGCCGGCTCTTGTGATGGTGCAATAGGTCCGTTATACTGCGGAATAGGGCTTGTGTTGTTCATAAAAGGATTCATAGGGCCTTGCTGTGGTCCTTTTTCATACCCACCTACAAAATCCATCACTCCCCGGTTGGTCGGTCCGTACTTGGCAAGCAGATACCTCTTGTTCACATCGCTGATCTTATCACCGAAAGCACTTTGCAAAGCATCAATTTCCCCCGAAACCGCCGGGTCTTTCATCAGGATGGCAAAGGCAGCGTCAAGTTCTCCCTTCTTCATGTCGATCATTCGCCCGATTGGTTTACCGTCTGGGGTGTATAGTTGGAACTTGTCTTTTTCATGCTCCCTAAGTTGGTTGGCATAACGCAACTGATCACTCATAAGGTCGTATGCGGCCTTCTGTCTCTGAATGCCAAGCTGTGCCATGTTGAGATTGTAGCCCATTTTCTTCCAGTACTGGTCAGCTTTAAACATTTTGTCCTTCCATTCTTGTTCGCTACCCCAGGTCTTTTCAATCCAATCCCTGTTATCCTTGTACCGCTGATCCATAACGGCATCCCGGCTGGTCCTGTACTCCTGTTCTTTGCCGTATCTTTCGTCCATTACGGCATCCCTTCCTAACCGATAATCCCGATCCTCCTTACGGTACAGGGCCTGTAACTTCGTATTGAAGAGCTGGCGGTTGTACTCGTCCATCCGGTTATTATACTGATCTTCGTATCCCTGCCATGCCATGTAAAGATTGCGGGGGTCCTGGTTTTGTTGTCTTAGGGGGACCAATGCTCCCCGGTTGAGTGCGAAAACATCTCCAAGAGCCTTTAGACCTTCGCCGAGGGCGACAACCTTGCCGATTTGTTTGATACGATCCTGACGGGCCTTGTCGTATTTTGGAGCCGGAGGGTCTGCGAATATCTGCGATGTGATCTCCTGCGGTGTCGGTTGTACTTTCTGTTGCGGGGGCTGTTCCGTGACGGGATTGATTACAACCCCTTCTTCCACGTTTAGACCCTGGTTGTTACCTTGACGATCATTGAAGAGGGGTTTGTACATTGACTGTCCTTCGACAATATTCAACCCCTGGTTATTACCCTCTCTGGGTTTGAATAAGTCCTGCACCGGAATCATCATGCTCATTAACTTCTGATAGCTGGACCCGTAATCTTCGGGAGATGGTATAGCCATAATGTCCTCCTTATTCTTTTTTGAATGCCCCTCTGTCGAATACCCCCGCATATGCAGCCGTTCCCATCAGATTGCCGATGTTCTGCCCCATGTTAGCGGCCTGTTGCGCCTTCATTTGGTTCACTCCCATCCGCTGTGCATAGGTATTGGCAATGTTCTGCCTGTAAATGCCCTCGTTCTGCCTGGCATACTGCGATCCCTGGGAGGCCATCTGCCGGTAAAGGTCATTGAGTTGTGTGTTCGCCTGTCCTCTTGCTGCAAGCTGGGCTTCATCGGTGGCTCCCGTAACGACCGCCGCCTGTTGGTCCATCCTGTTTCTTGCTGCGTATGCTTGCCGTGCCTGTTCAATCGCTGACTTACCCTCTGTGGTGTCAAGGTAGTTGCGCTGTGACTGATACCAGGCTTCGTTGTCTTGCGCCTGTTCATCAATGAGACGTTCGTTGGCTCTCATCGCCTGACCGCCTTTGATTGCGCTATAAGCCATCCCTGCGAGGCTTAAAGCCCCTCCTATTCCCAAACTAACTGGATTGAGTGACATATCTGTATGTGTTAATCAAACAAACCTACTGTGTTCCAATCTGAAAGGTGGGGTATTATAAGTCAGATATGGATTAAATCACGATGGTCATGGTTTGTTTACGATCTACCTTTGTTGCATGGCTGCAATAAGATATTTGACAGATACGGAAAAGCTCAATCTCCTGCACGATTACGAGACCGAGGGGATGAAGGCTAACACCGTATGCGAGAGATGGGGAATAAGCAAAACCTACCTCTACAAGGTCAAGACGCAAATGTGGGATCTGTATCTAAGCACGAAGGACACACTGAAGTCACGGGAGAAGCTGGCAACTATTAACACGGTTGTTACAGACAATGCAAGAAAAGCCGTCACAATAGAACGCAAGGCCGCAACTGTGTTGGAGAGAGCCTTAAATGTAATGGAACATAAGCTGGATATGGAAGAACAGCGGCTGGGAGGTGATGATAGCATCGAAGAGAAGCTGAAGGCTGAGACGATCATTGAGTTTTTCAAAGTGGCTGCACCTTATTTTTTGCGACCTCTTAACGATGAAGGCGGAAATGGCGATCTCAACGCAAAGGGGAACCTGGTCGCAAAAATATTAAATCAGAGCATCAAAGTAACAAACAACTATAAAGGTAATGGAAACAACGTCAACCAGAATCCTGGTTAAAGGGATCGTCCGGAACCGGGCGAGAGACGAGTTTGCCGATGGCGAATGTCAGGAAATTGTCAACATGAGGTATCGTGACAACGCCTGGAGGATTATAAAGCCACCTGTTAAGCTACACAATGAGCTTGCGGCACATTACGATAACATTTGGTTGCATGATCAGGATGGTGTGAACAACATGATCGGATGGCATCAGAGTGGAGATTCAGGCTTACCGGAACTGTTGCTGATCAGTCCTGCTCTGGGGACTCACACTTTGATTAAGTCCTTTGACGCTGATGTTACCTGGGGGAAGGTCTATTTTATCAAGAGGGTCATGGTGGTCCTCACAAATAAGGGGATCACAAAGCTGCTATGGAAGGATGGAGACTACAAGGATATTACGGTGTTCGGACCTCCTGTGGTTGATTTCGTTACTGAAGCAATCGCAAACGTCACCACACAGGGCGCCAGCACTCCGGATGGTGTTTTGGCTATGATCTCTAAGATGGACCTGGACGAAAATAACAAATATGGGAAGCTTGCCGGGACAATTATGTTTCGTTGCGCCTATAAGCTCTTTGACGGGAGCTACATCCTGCACACCCTCCCGATCAGGCATCGTATTGCTGAACTTGAAATGACGATCAGCCGGAAGGGGGCAAACTACCAAGTGCGCTACCAGATCGCAAACATTATAGCAAAGTTTCGCAAGGTACATTATCAAATGTATGGAGATTTGACGGACATAATCAATTCGGTAGTGATCTTCGCAAGTCAGGCCGAAAAACTCTATCTGATTGACGACACAATAATCACCCAGGACTTACTTGACGATGTTCCTGATTCGGGGAGCAAACTGTTTTCATCCTTCGCCCCGGTGAATCCCGATTTAAAAACCATCGTTGACAGCCAGGGATGGTACAAAGTAGGGGAAATGCCTCTAAGTGACCTTCTGTGGGACGACAGGACTTTGGGCATTGAAACAAACGGCTATTATCTTGACTTTTCAGCGAGAGAGACGATGCCAATTGATAACTTCACACATCACAAGCTATCCTCCGAAGTTGCAGCGACTTACAATGACAGGCTGATATTAGGTGGGGTCACAACAATCATGGGAGATGCGAACTTAAACACCTATATTTTCGGCCTGTTCGATATTTCGCCTTTGGCAAATTTGGCCGGCTTTGCCCGGACCATCACGCCCAACTATCAGGCTTATGCTTTGACTGAAATATCTTCAAGCAACGGAACGGCTTATAATGTATCATTGATCAGCGGAACCTTATGCACTTCGGGGGGAAAGAACTTTGTGGTCTTTGAAAGGGGGGTCATTGGCTATCCTGACAGCCGGGCAAAGAACATAAGGATACTTGCTAATCTGATGGGGAACTATTGGCAGATGGCGAGCTTTGCCCTTACGCCCTCAAAACACGACAATTTCGCCTACTACATTGATCCGGTTTTCGACAGCACTACTCCAAACAGTGTACACGCAAACTACGGGCTTGTAACTGTGGAGGTAAACTTTCTCACAGGGACACTGATCCAGACCCTGGAGCCATACACAAACTCCCCATCCATCAGCGATCAGAACCGGGTACAGGTGAGCGAACTGAGAAACCCATTTGTATTTCCGGCAAAAAACTCTTACCAGGTCGGAACGGGAACCATCATGGGTTTTGGCACAAATACGGAAGCAATTAGCCAGGGTCAGTTCGGGCAGTATCCGTTAATCGTATTTACGAGCAAAGGAGTCTGGGCAATGGAGCAAGGGCAGGGAGATGTTCTTTTCGCTGCTATCTCTCCGGTGAATGGCGATGTCGTTACAGATGGTAGCGAGATCATCAACGCAGGAACAGGGGTAATGTACATGACCGACAGGGGAGCTTACATCATTTACGGGAAGGAAGTACACGAAATAACACAGCCGGTAGAGGGAGAAATAAACACCGACTTTCTTCAAAATGATCATCTTGGCTATTTTCTACAATCAGCGATCCTGGGAGGACTTATTTCAGAGTACACAAAAAGAGGCGCAGTGAGTACACAACGTGCACTGGAGTACATGGAGAGTGCACGAATCGGATTCGACAAGACAAATAACGAGCTTATCTTCTGCAACACCGAAACCGACCTCCGGGGGGATAGGTTATACGACTACTCATACGTCTATAACCTTGAAACACAGAGCTGGCACAAGATATACGATGTTTACAACCGATTTATAAATGCCTACCCGCACCTATACGGAGTCAAGTACACACAGGGGACCAACAACGGCATTTACAACCTTTCCGTTGACTCAAGTACACATGGGAACAAAGTGCTGATTATCACACAACCACAGTCTTTGCAAATGAACGAAATATACAAAAAGATTGCCAGGTGTGTACTCAGATGCAGACTCAGTATTCCGGTGGGGACTTATGCCGGGATATACATCTTCGCTTCCGATGATCTTCGGACCTGGCAGTTTATCACCGGAGCGCAGAGGACCGGGGAGATTCAGAATATGCTCATGACCCGGAGTCATACGATGGCAAAGTACTATATCTTTGTAATATCCGGCTATGTCGGTGTAAACAGCACGATCTCCGGTATTGATGTTTCTGTTGTTCCAAGACTGCACCGTAAACTACGAACTTAGTCATATAACTAAGATTGTAGTTATACGCATTTTAGAGGCAATATGTCGTTATTAATCAAAATAAGAACCATGCCGACTTCAATAATCACTTTACGCAATAAAAAGGGTTTGATCAGGAACGACTTTGATTCTCCTGTTGCCCAAAACGGGAAGCTGAAGAGTTCTACTACAAATGCCAGGAAGGTACAGATCAACATCAGGCACGAATATTACGATGTGATCCTTCAGAGTGAATACACGGCCTCAAAACTGATTGACATTGCCCTGACCAACTATTTCAAAAACGGGTTTGTCATGCGCCTGGATAATATCATACAACTGCTATACGAGGAGATACTGATGCTGGATAAACTTAAGGAAGTCGGGAAGATGGGGACAATTGAATTTAACGAGGATTATCTCTTACAGATCGAATCGGTGAAGGAGGCAATCAGGATTTTGGAAAATAGCCCTTTGATGGAAGGTAAGGTGCAATAAAAAACCGGGATGCCAGGAAACTCGCATCAGATAAATTAGCCAACTCTATGATTGGCGACCTCAAAAGGATTGCCGTCACCTACCTAGGGCATGAGTATAAATACAAGGCATATATCGCCGGATCAAAAGAAAGTCAGGCTTTTGATCACGCCTATGGGAATACTCCAAGTAATGCTATGGGCGCAGTCAAGAGGCGCAATTCTCCCGATTGGGAGGACTGTTATGTTTGGGTTGTATATATTGGTAATAAGGGGCAGGAGGAGAAGATATGATAAGGGAGAAGATTGAAGCAACAATCAAAGAGCACGGCCTATCACAGAGGGAGGTAGCGATGGCTTGCGGGATCGAATACCGCAATTTTAACTCATTCCTCAGGGGCCGGAGGAACCTCCCTTACAAGGACCTGGAGAGGGTTTTAAGCCACCTGAAAATGATACTTGTCTGAAAAGTTGTCACAACATGAAATAAGAAACCCGTGTAGTCTTAGAACTGCACGGGTTTTGTTTTTGAAACTCGTTACCTCACCGGGACCAGGATTATTGAAATTTTCGTTTGTCTAACCCTCGCAAATATTGAGAGATGTGTCAATTTTACTGGTGTTACGTGATTCGTACATTTCATCTATTTTCATACCTTTACGGCAAAGTTGTCTGAAAAGTTGTCACGGGTGTTATGTTAAGTTTCTATGTCAGCCGGGGAGTGGTCTTGCTTCGCATCAGGAAACAGATTAAGGGGGTCAAGCATCAAATTGACTATTACCAAGGTCTAACCAGCGATCTCTTCTCTGCGTCCTCTCAGCGTTACCAGGGGGCCAATTCCATTCTCAATCTTCGGCACATTGATCTGGAGAAGTACGCAAGTGAGATACTTTTGGAATATGGGATAGAAAACCTGACCACTGACACATTCCGGGGATTGATGGACGATAAGCAGAATAATGGGGTCAACTCGTTTTACTCATTCGCCAGGAAGTGATCTACTCTCCCGGAAGATTGCCGATTTCGGGGTTTGGCAATAACTTGTCGCTCCCGTATTTGCTGTTTGCCCGGAGTGGAGGGAACTTCTTCCCGGCTTCAAGTCCGTAATCAAAGAATGTTTCGGCCACGATCCTGTGTGTCTGACAGATCATCTCCATGATTCGTACCCTGTCAAAATCTGATAGAGACATTTGGTCAACCTCTCGCCAGCACTTTGCGAAGTGATTAGACCATCTTTCTCCCGGTGATTTTTTTCTCATTTTGTTTTCTTTTTATGTTAATTGTGTTTATAAATACGTTATGCCCAATATTAAACAGACATAAACTCATTGTTGAAAGGCACGAAAATTTCTCTAATATAATCCTGTTTTTCCGTGTCCCAAGTTTGATAAATCCAGCCACCAGCAACTCTCATAATTGAGAAATAAGAAACTGCCGTGCCTTCTATACTTGTTGGCGTTAATGCTATTACCTCATGTAATTTCATCGAATAAATACTGGGCATAACAGCACCTAAACAAGATGGCTGGTTCTGTGCATCTAATGAAGTTTTTTCGCCGTATTGGTTTATATAAATCTGAAAGCAGTTTCCGCAATCGCAAACCGATTTTATAACATCAGGTATATTGGATTGCCCATTTTCCGTTGAAACTCCGTTCGCTTGCTGCATCGCTAATTTGGCATATTCATCTTGCAGCCAATTTATGTAATGGTCTTTGTTGTAGTTTGGTGTTTTCGTGTACTTGTTACTGTACCTTTCTCTTAATCGTCCGATAATTTCTATTTCTTTCATAATCGCTCACTATTTAGTATTTGTAATTTAGTAACTCGCATTAACTTTTGTTGGTTTTGGAACAGGCAACCCAACATACCTGAATCTCGTTATGGTGCATTTAAGACACCACGTCCGAAAAGTCCGTGCCAGATATTCCGATTTTATCTCGCTCCAACTTTAGTCTTCTTTCTTTGATAATCCAATCTTTGATTTCACCGATAGTTGTGTTGTCATCGAAAATCTTAGTAGTTTTTAAATCTCTGTATTCGTCCATACCTATTTGAACTGTGTTAATTACTGTTACTGCTGTTTTCATAAAAATAAACGCACCATAACATTGTATAAAATCAAGCGGGGTTACAGTGTCTTATTTGACCGCTTCTGCTGTTTATCAAGTTCCTGCTGTCGGGAAGGTGTTCGCAGTTCAATCCCCGTCAGCTTTTATACAAGTACCGTTAGTTGCAACTGTCCGCTTTTATCGGTCAGTTCGTTTCCTCCTTAATGGGTAATACCAATCTAAATCCGTCATATCCGTTCTCTTTAAACACTTCCACTTTACACTTAATCGGGACTTCCAACTTCAACTCATTAACAACCGTTTTCCCCGATAATGACCAACTTTTATTTACATATTGCATCTTCCAACCATTATGTTTATTTTCTTCATCAGGTCTCAGAATATAGATGTGCTTTGTCGGTATTTCATCATTATCAATACCTACAAGCCATCTTCCGTCTTTTACAAAACCCATATTTTCAGCAAAGGCAGTTTTAAATCTTATTGAACCCGTCTTGCCAATCAGTACAAATCCCTGTTCTATTTTCCCATTATTAAATATCTTAATGTTCATTTCGTTTCCTCCTTTCTTTTTGCCATCTCGTTTGTTTTTCACTAATTCTACCATATAGATAACCTAAGTAAAACATCAAAGTAAGTATAGCAATTATTCCAAGTATAATTAACAAGTTAATCATTTCGCCCTCCTTTCCTTAATCCTGTTAAAATTCTGCACCCATCCGTGTATGTGAATATTTCCATCACCAAATTTCGATTTAATAACCAAAGAAATATCTTCGAATGTTATTTGGTTATATGGTTTCTTCATGTCGTGGTTGACTATGTTACCCTTATTGGTTCCAATGTTTATCCTTGCCATTGTTCCGCCCTCCTTTCCTGGTTTATATCCCATACTAATTCAAGAGGGATTTCTTCTTGTGATAATATACCTTCTCTACAAAAAAGTATTTCCATTGGTAGTTCCTGATATAAAGTAACATCAAATTTATACAATCTGAATCCACTGTTGCAAAGCCTTAAAGCATCTTCAGGAGAAAACCATTGATTCATATTCTCAATAGATTTCCCTGCACTGTTCCATACCAATCCATCTTTTCTGTGGAGGTAAATGTTTAACGGCATAGGGAAGTCTTTTGCAATACCATTTGGGCAAAGTCTCTGAATTATTGGGTCGAATGTTCCTCTCTTATCATACCACATCCCATGATGGTGTATTGGATTTTCTATTCTGTAAACAGTTCTGTTCATTTCTAACTCCTTTCCTTTAAATAATGAATAACTTACAATTAGAATTTAAACAGTAGTTGCCATCGCTGTTATAACTTTCGTCTCCGCACTCAGGGCATTGCTGCTTAATGTTGGTTGGTTCCGATGTATTTACATCCATTTCCTGTTCCCAAAGTTCACGGAGTTCAATATGTGATAAGAACCAATCATTATTCTCACCTATTCCATATTGCACCCACTCTTTATTAACTACATCATAATTCCATTTATTAACCGAACACCACTCTGCAAAGGCTTCCATGTCCTCTGCCGTGTAGGTAGGCTTCTCCAATGCTTCAACCACCGTGTCAATGGCTTCATAAACCATAGAACCAAAATCATCTCTGTCTTTGTGCCATTTCAGCACCTCTATTGCCTGTTTCAATTTATCGGTCATTTCTGTTCCTTTCATAATTTAAATTATTGAAACTGTGTTTATAAACGAGTTATAGTGCATTTCCCTTCGCACCTCCTTCGATGATGAAATTTGCAATTATAAAAGGTATCTTAACTGTTAATTGATAATTTCGCAATGTATCTGGTAGCGATGTATCATTTATCATGTTCAGTTTTTTTTCACATTCTTTCCAGTCATTACTTTCTTTAGAACTCATTTGGAAGCCATTCATTTTTTCATCCCAATATTGTCTACATTTTTCAACATCTATTGGCAAATAATCTCTTAACCAAGGATAAATTTTTATGTCCATTTTTTATTTTTGTTTTATGCCTACCCGCAAAAACGCACTATAACAAGCGGTCATAAAAAATTGCGGGGGTAGCGGTTAATATTTACTTTATTTCATTTATTCAAATTCATCGGTTAGCGAAAGTTCGTGCAGTAAATCCGCAACTTTTCATACCGCCAGCCGTTGTAACTTTATCGGTCTAATTTCGGTGGTTTCGCCCCAACTCTCCCCCACAACTCTGCGTCTGATTCAATTCTCTCCCGGAAAAGGCGTTCTTCCTCTTCGATTCTGTGAATGGCATAATCCTCCATAATGTCCATCACATCCCCCGCAGACCATTCATGATTTAACCACGATTCTCCGTATTCCTGTTTGATATATTCTTTAGGTGTCATTTTTGCTCCTCCTTTCGCCTATTCTCGTAACCGCACTCAATCCCCATCATATACGCCTTGACAACATCGGAGATATACCTCCCCTTCTGCTCTGGCGTCATTTCAAGACGGTATGCACGTTTGAACAACTTGCAGAAGAACATACCCCATTTGTAACCATGGTTTTTCATAGTCAATTTAGATTTTTGGTTAAAATTGGGGAAGCCGGGCATGGTGACCCGATTATACTCCCCCAACTACTTTTGCGTCATATCTTAATTTCATCGTGTAATCGTTTTTAAGACACTTTATTTTTGAGTGGCATAATTCCTCACTTATTATGAGATATCACAACAGCGACCTCCATGTACTGAAATTTGCCGTAATTATCTCCTTTTGTAATCGGGGCATGAATTAATCTTCTCGTCTTTAAAATATACCTCATACTTACACCTCCCGGAATTGACACAGGTGCTACAAGCCTTTCCAAATGATGCTATCTTTTTTTTCACAATTTTCATATAATAGTCAGTTATTTACGCATTGATTCCCCTTTGAACAATACCGGAGTACAAATAGCCCGAAGCCGGTCTCTGGTTCGGATTCCGTATTTTCGTTCAATCTCATCCGGTGATAAATTTGTCGTAATGATCAGGATGTTTTCCTTTTGCTCGGCCCGGTCAACAATCTCCGGGAATATCCAACGGCGTTCACCGTATTTTACAAACTGATCCTCCGTGCCGACATCATCCAAAACCACAATTCTACGGGTCAGGATAAAATCAGCATTGTCATTAATCTCTGTGGCATGAAAACACCTCACGATCTTCCCCATCGTATAATCGAAGAATAACGGCAGGATAAGTTTTGCGATCATCGTTTTACCGCGGCCATTCGTTCCGATTATCAGCACACCTCTCCCGCTGTTCGATCTCATCCAATCAATTATCTGATCATATTCCGGAAGGTGTTTCATTTTTAATGACCCCTCGGCGGATCTGAAAAATTCATCGGCGGCAGGGACATCCCAACTTATGCGGTCTGTTTTGAAGAATCCTCCATCCGTGTATTTTTTTATGTAATCAGATACTTCCATTACAATTTTATTTCGTCAATACCGTCAAAATTTGAAACATACCGTGTATCTCCGGGCAATATTTCGTTTTTCTGCTTCCCATTTTGCTTTTCCTTCAATGGGAATAACCCAGCCCAATTATTAGCTATCGAAGTTTCTATGATCTTTTTAGCGTCATCAAAATTGTTATCTGACATTTCTACCAGGTGTTTTATCATTTGAATCGTAGATTCTTTTGTTTTGTAGGATTGTCTTTTCCCCTTTTTGTAATCAATCCATAAATTCACAATTTCAGCATACCTATTTTCTATATTTAATTCTAAAAGAATATCTTTAATTGTAATTGCATTTGCAACCGCGCGGTGTTTAAGCAACCCTTCAAGGCTCGCTTCAAGGCTCGCTTCAAGGCTCGCTTTAAGGGTCGCTTTGTTTTTTAAATCAAATTTTTTGATCTCTTCAAGCAATTCTTCATTTGATAAATCGCTATATTTTGACCTGATTTTCAAATAATTATCCTTATTTAAAACTTCCTTTGCCTTCTTGTAAAATTGCCCAATCTGCCCATTTATGCTTTGTTTATCTGTGTATTCCTGCCGTTCGTTAATCGTCATTTTTAACCTTTCGTTTATCCACCCTTCATGGGTGGCTACAAACTTCGCTTTAAGGGTCGCTATAAGGGTCGCTTCATCTATCCCGGAACAATACATTTTTATCCTTTGGATATTGTTTGGGATAGGGCCGTTTTGATGTTGATATATTAGCAAATCGACATAACATGCCCTTTCTTCCGGCAACATTGTGCGGGTCCCTTCATAAAAATCTTTTGAGTAAAAGAGGAATGCAGGGTCTTTCATTTCACTTGCCTTTCGTTATAAGTGAAAAAAAACAAAAGGTGGTCACCGCTACAAAATCCCAATGAAGGAGAGGCCGGACTTCCACCGGTTTGCACACCTTTTGAAAATATCTTCGTAATCATGTCATTGTAATTTTGTAGCACCACAAATATATCGAAACATTCTTTCATTGTATCAGAATTTCAGAGATTTTTTACCACCATTTTCTGATCCCTTCGGATTTAATCAGCAACTTGATCTCCTTTTTACATCCCTCAATAACTTTTTGATAGTCATCAATGCCCATGTGAGTAATTGTGTTCTTCCTGTCCTCCAGAGCATCAAATCGTTCCTGACCAATTTCCTTAATCAGATTATCCCGGAACTTGTCTTTATCCTTCTCCCCCTGAAACCGGTTACTACTTCGGTTTTGTGGTCGGCAGTTGTCAATCCAGTACCGGGTACCCATGTGATACCTGGAATGGTAATGGCCGTTGTCAATCCGTTTTGCATGGTAATATACTCCAGTGATGATATCCCGGCAATAAGGCTCACCATCCACCACACGGCAGAAATGTAACCGTACAAACCTGGAGAACCATCTATCTGCAAGAAACATCCAGTAGCTTGCAGTCAATTCCCTGTTTTTAGCCGCATGAGAGCCTTTTTTAGCCACTTTCTCCCCTCTTCCCGACATTCTGGTCGTCTTAAATCCTTTTGACTCATTCTTCGCCTTATTTGCGGTGAGCCTTTCCAGGGTACAGCGAGGACATTCCTTTGCCTGTATGGTAGAGTTTCCCCGGTTAGGTATGGCCCGACCACAGTGGCATACTTTAATCCCGTTTTGGTTCATAGTCGAAGGCATTTTCATCTATATCGGTGATGTACTTGATCGTTTTTGGATAGCTTTTCCTGAAACCTTTGTCAGTATGGTACCACGCTGATAATTTCTTCCTGGCATGTATAGTAGTGGCATGATCCTTCCGGTAAATGGATGCTGATAGACTTAATGATAGGCCCATGATTGCGTTACGGAAAAGCATGTGCAGATACCTGAACTCCACAAGCTCACCCTTCCGGACCTTGTGGTCCTTTACTGCATTTTCTTTTGAAATACCCGATTCAGATTCTAAAACCATGACAAATTCATCCTCCCTGTCCGAATAATCCGGTTTATTCACCACCGCAATAAGCTCATCAGTTTTAATGCTCGTTATGCTCTGCTCGCCATTACAAATGACCTTCATATAGCTGTCACTGCATCCTACCAGTTTTGCAATATTCCCTCTTTTCAGAAGTATAGAAGCTCCTACAAGGTTGTTTAAATTTGCGTCCATAGGTTGAAAAATAGGGGGAAGGGCATGCCTCCCCCCTGGTTTGGTTATGAATTTACGATTGGAATATCGGCCCGGATTTCCGCAATACTAGCCACAACAGACATAATGATATCCCCGGCACTTTCGGTAACATAGTCCTCAGCATCGGGAGAGATCAGAGAGACGGAGAAGTTTGTTGGGTTGATGTAGATTTCAACATTGAACTCAACCTTTTTATGACCTTCAAAGAGAGGGACATTCAGTTTGAACCCTTGAGGGATATTGCTTTCAATGACCTTCTGTGCCAATACTGCCCGGTAATCCCCCCTGTTGTTGTCGGACTTTTCAACCTCTTTGTCAACCTTGACCTTGATGTTCGCAAGCTCACTGGATAGCCTCATAGCCTCAGATTTGTCAGTGAAATGGCTCCGGTGCATCTTGATAAACTCTGAGAGATACTTTGCATCGTAAGATTTACCGGTGTTTATTTCCCACTCTTTGAATTTCTCAGAAATTAGGAGCTTGCCGACAACCATGTCGATCCCATAGGGATTGCTCATGTTGTACTTCAGGATGATAATCCTATCATCGGTATTCACCAGGACAACAGCATCATGGTTGTTTGGGATCTTATTTTTATGCAACCAGTTCAATGGTGCGTAGATATGCCCTGAAATTTCGATTCCTCTTGGCGGTTTGATCTCGTAAGCATTACGATGGATGATCTCACTCACGCCACCATTGATCTGAAAAACTTCTTTTTGGTCCATTGTTAATCCTCCGTTCCTGTTTTTGAGTTAAAAGCAATACGCATTTGTGAAAGTTCGTCCTTTGTGGCAGGACGGGTTTCCCGGTCAATCAGCTCACCATCTTCGGTGTAGTAAACGACCATCTTTGTGTCATGGTCAATGAATTTGTAGAGCTTCCCTTTGACCTCTGCAAAACCGGTCCGGACTTCTCCGGAGAGTTCAGCAAACCTCTTTTTGAGAGGGTCCAGTTCTTCTTTGAGTTCTGCCAGAAAATCCTTCTTCCGGTCATCAATGTCGGCCATTTTCAGTGCATTGTTGGTGAACTCAATACGCTTCTGAGACATTTCAGTCTCATCCAGACGCTTGTAGTAAGGTCTTTCCTCCACTCCGTCACAACTGTCCTGGAGGTATAACAGTCGGGTTCTGGGGTCCTCCCCCTTTAAAATAAATCTTTCCATGAATTAAAAAAATTAAAGGTTACTGTATTACTTTGTTTATGCTCTGAAGACCATTCAAAACGGCCTTGTGTGCATCAATTTTAGTAGTAAGTGATTTGTATCCCGTCTCTCCCATTTCTTTATCAAAGGCTTCCTTGTAGCAAATTCCTTTTGCAATTAACGGGATCAGCGTCGCCGGGAGATTGTCGATTTTCTGACCTTCAAACTCCCGGATAACTCCATTCCGAAGTTGTAGGGTGGTTACTGCTATGGCCCTGTCATAGTCTGCCAGGGTCGTTGATTTTTCAAGAGCTGCCTGTTCGAGCTTACCGGCCATGTTTTCAATATCCTCGATCTTAAATTCAATCTTCTGTGCTGTCGTTAAAATATCGTCCATCATTAAAAAAGTGTTGGTTGTTTTATGTTACGTTCAATTTCAATACCCCTCGCACGATTGTAAATGAATAGGCCTGTTTCAGGGTGAACAAGGTTCCTGAGTATCTGGTCTTTTCTTCCCCCCCCCCTTGTAATCTGAAATGTCGAATCCATGCACCTCCTGCCAGTCCGCAATTTTTCCTACAAGGACATCGGCCTCCTTAAAATCGAATACCGGTATTCTGAAATTCGACCAGAACAGATGTCTCCCGATTTTTGCAGTCGGAGCAATCAGCGGCTCATAGAAAGGGACAACATTCTCGACAACCCATAATCCTTCGTAGTAATTTTGAAGAAGAATTATCTCTTGATAAAGTGTCATATCTGGGTACTTCACGTCTACTTTCTCATTCCCCTTACTGTTCCAGAACCTTGCTCTGCTATGTGTCGGGCATGGTGGTGAAGACCATATAAAATCGAACTTTTCAAAGTTTTTCAGAAGATAATCGTGTGCATCACCGACTATTACAGTATCTTTCGGGTATCTCCTTTTGTACATTATTGCAAGTTCATTGTCAATTTCAACTGCCGTAACATCGCAATCATTCCAGAGCTTTCTGTTACCACCGATGCAGGAGTATAGATTAAGCACCTTCATCAAAACGCTGTTTTATTAAGTTCAACTTCCATTCCTGCGTCAGCCACAACCACATCACAACCTGTTTGCATTTTAACTTTGTCCCTAAAGTCTATTGCATTTGAGTTCCCATACGAAAGGTGCAGTAATACTATCTTGTTTACTTTTGTCAGGTCGTTTGCGGCAAGGAGGTCAAGGCAGGTCCCTATCCCCATGTGAGAGGTAATAATCCGGTGTCGCACTGAATTATTCAGCCGGCCACTGGCTACATTGGCTTCCAATATTTCCTCGTCATAGTTCGCTTCTACAAGGATGTTATTCAGGTTGGCAAACTTGTATTCAGAGTAATAACTATCGGTAAGGAAAAGGATATTCCCGGTTTCGGCATGATTGATCAAAAATCCAAGTGAACCAGGAGCATCATGTATTGTATCAAACGGGAGTATGGTAAACTCCCCAACATTGAATTTAATACCAGCTTCTATTTCATGCAGCCTGTGGTGATTTAACCCTGAAAGTTTAATTGTTTCAGGTGAAGCATAGACATCAATCCCAGCTTTAAGATATTCATGTGCCTTACCGAAGTGATCAGAATGGATATGGGTAGCAATACATCCTGAAACCTTTGACATATTCCAGTCAAGAGCTTTCCGGAGTTTGGAGAGTACCACCCCGGCTTCAATAACCAGGGCAGTGTTTTCAGCCTCCAGTAAGTAGCAGTTTCCGGATGATCCGGAGCCTATCACCTTCAGTTCCATCAGAATCCGGGATCTTCAGTTTCTTGTTCGGTAGCTTTGTATTCAGCCTGGGGGTCAACGGTGGTGACTATTTGGGCCTCTTCAATGCCGATCTCCTTTGTATTGGCATACGTCTTTACTTCCGTATCCTCAATTTCCTGGTCGTTGTCAAAGGCGGTCATCATCTCAACGGAGAGGAATCCGTAGTGACCAAGAAGGTTCTTCAGGACCGTTTTTAATGCCATCGCCTCATAATGCGCCTTCCAGGGGCCGGATGCCTGTTCGAAACTCTTGCTGTACTTCTTGGCGTGGGCTTCAATGGCCTCTTTTGTCATGTAAAGGGTCTTTGAAAACCCGTTAAGCAGTTGGATGTAGGCGAAGTATCCCACAATCTTGTCTGACTTCTTCTCACCGTCAAAGGCGATCTCCCCGGTGAGCTTGTCCACCTTGCGTATTTCCCCTTCGTACACAACATCAGCGTTGATGTAACGGTACTGACCGGTTCTCATGGCCATCTGTATAAGACCTTTGTAACCAATCTGGAATGTCGGGGTGGTTACTTTCTGCCATACTCCTTTATCGTCCTTCCGGTTGTTGTTGTACGGCACTATGTATGCAAACCCCAGGCTCTTGTTAATCGGGAGTTTGAGGGTAGCGGCTTTAAGAGCTTCCATAACGACTTCCTTCGGTTCGCAATTCTGGAGGGTCCTGTCTCCATTAAACAGATCAATGATGGAGGTTACAAATGCCCCTGAGTTTTCTTTCAGGGCGTTCTGAAACTGTTCCTGTACGCTGTCAGCTTTTAGGATCGCCTTCAGGCTTTCAAGTTTCGTCTGCGGTCTTGTAGCAACTTGTGTTGTCATGGTAATTATTTTAATTGATGGTTAATGATTCGTCAAGGGTTACATAAAGCCCGATGATCTGGCTTGTGGATGTGGAAAGCACGTTGACACTCTCGGCGTTGTCAACGAAAATTGGGGCAGATACTCCAAGGAATACGGAGAGTACATTGATGATATGAATGCCGGAGTTGATCTTGGCTGCGTTGTTTGCTGCGGACCATGGAACCCCGTCAATCAGGGCCTCGCAAGTTTCAGCGACTCCACCGTTGATCTGGGTGTCAAACATTTTCCATGTGACCCCGTTGAACATGGAATTAATGCGTTCCTCTACCTCTTTGATGTTAGAGGAAACATACTCCTGAATGTGAAACTCCTTCTTTTCAAGGTCGGCAAGTTGCTGGGCGTATTCCTTCTCCTGCCTGGAGAGTTCTTCAAGGCGGGTCTTGCTTTGGTCAACCTGATCCTTTGTGGATAGCTGAACAATGAGCCTGTTAAGCTGGTCAATTTCCCCCGTTTTCCGAAGTCTGAGAGTTGTTTCGTTCTGATCCATGGGGACTTCAACAACAGGATTGGCTTCCAATTCGGCAAGGCGTTCTTTTGCCTCCTTGTATCCTGGGATGTCCTTGAGAATCCCAACAGATCCGGGAATGTTAGATTTCTCAATAGACGCCCTCTTCTCCTTCAGGGCTACAAGTTTTTCACCTATCCCGTTCTGATGTTTTGCCAGGCTTTCTTTCAGTCGCTCAATTTCTTTGTTGTTGTTGATACCTGTCTCCCGGATGGCTTCAAGTTCCTTAACCTTGTTGGTGTTGAAGGACTCTCTCAGTTCGGTGATCTTGGCTTCAATATCATCATCAGGAAGGTGCTGTTTACAGGTCGGGCATACAAAATCGTCCAGGTCCGGAGCATCAAAGCTCCGTCCGTTTACCTCTGCGAACATGGTGCGGAGGGTGTGGTTCTTGTTCGTGAGTTCAACAATTTTTTTGTTGGCATCATTGACAAAAACCTCTGACCTTACGGCCTCTTCCTGTGTGGCCCTGATCTCAAAGTCAACATTAGCCAGGTCGGATTTCTTCTGGTTGAGCATTTCCCCGAATCTGCGGCTGGCCTCGTATTCAAATTCCGACACTGCCGACTTCGCCTTATTCAAGGCATCAATATATTCGGCCCGGTTCCTGCCGGCTTTCTCGTAGCTCTTTGAGAGGTCGCTGAGTTCTGCTTCGATCTCTGCTATCTTGGCCCTGTGTGCGGCGATTTCTTCTTCAATCTTCGCCCAATCAAACGACTGTGGAGTTGACCTTTGAACCTCGTCAATCCTGGCGGGAATCTGATCCAGTTCGGCCCGGAGCTTCTTTTTCTTAACTGCAAGCTCTTTCCGGAACTCGTCAAGGGTCTTATTCCCGATCTCTGCAAGGAGTTTCTTGAACTTGTCAGGGGTTTTGATTTCTCCTGCCATCCCTATCAGTGTTTTCCTTCTGTCTTGCCACTTCATCCCCATAAAATAGAGGGGGTTTGTGATCATCTTGGCGTCCACCCCGGAGAACATTTCGGCTATCTTACTGTCGTACTCGCCGGCTTGGCATGGTACGTCATTCCAAAAAAACAGGGTTTCATGACCGGTCATTTCTTCTTCTGCAGAGCCACGTTTAGTAATCCACTTTTCACGGTAAACCCTTCGGAGTGTATCATGGAAAACAGGACTGTTGCTTTCGATGATTCTGAACTCTGCCGTTACCTCATGGTCCAGCTTGTGCTTGGGTTGGTTATTGGCATCCAGTGTCTTGATCTGATAGTCCTTGCGGTCCTCAGAATCCTTCCCGAAAAGGAGCCAGAGAAATGCGTCAAACACGGTAGTTTTCCCTGTTGCATTGGCCCCGGAGATTGAGGTTATTCCCGGGTCGAAATTGATTGATAGCTTTTTGATCCCCTTGAAGTTGGTGAGATCAAGCCTCGTTAATGTGATCTTCTTCATTTTTGTTATGGTTTTGTTTTTTAATGTGTTCTTTCATAAATGCCTGGAGTTTTTTGTTCTCAACCACAAGCTCCTTGTTCGTTGCGGAAACATCTTTGCTTAATTCAAGGGACTCGCTGTTTATTGTCCTTAAATAGTCTATCAGTTCCTCTGCGTCCAACAGGGCCATGTTAAGCATGTTGTAGATTGCATCGTTCTGTTTCTGCTCACGGATAAGTCTTTTGAGTCTTATATCTTGACTCTTGATCTTGCTGTTCTGAAATAGAACAACTGATAAGAGAATCAGGGCTATTGCTGACAGAATGAATGTTACCATATGGCATTTGCGATTAAGAGGATTACACAGGCCACAAAGGCAATAGCGGAGATTATGCGGATGAATTTGATCACCCTGTCAGCGTCCGGGTAGTTGTAGTCCAGCTTCTTGCCGGGCTTTACTGAATTGAGAATTACGGTCTTTTTCATATTGCTAATAGTTTTAAGGTTATTACTATTATTGCTCCTAAAAGGGCAAGCAGAATGATATTGATGTTTTCAGCGTTCTGCCTACGGAGCCTGTTTCTTAATTCATCTGTCCGTTTCATACGTCCGAAATCAGGGCTGCCATCAGCTTTACAAAGCCGATAACGGCCAGAAGAAGTGCGGATACAATAAATCCTATTGCGGTCATGCAGCCTATCTCCCCTATGGCTGTCAGGCATCCATTGTGCCTTCGCTTGCGCTCGACACTTTTCATCGCCATACAATTTCATAGTCCTCAGCATCATGTGTCCGGGATTTCCAGCGATTAAGCCGATTCTCGGATTGGAAATAAAATATAGTCCGCTTTTTGTTGTTCACGGCATAGATTGGGTATTTCTGAATGTTTGGGCTTTTGATGCTCTTCTTCTTCAGGATTTCCCCATCGGTGAGGGTGTGCTTGAGATAAGCCATTTTCTCCACCTTTTCAGTGGTCTTTCTTGGCTGCCTATATTTTCTTTCTGATGTCATGGTATTCGGTTTTGATGGTTTGCAAATCCTCCTGATAAATCTCGGTGCGCCCGGTCCATTGCAACATCTTCTTGTAGGTGTTGAATGATACCCCCAAATGTCTTGCTGCGTCCATCGGGCGTAATGGAATCCGGTCTTTCCTGGAGGCTTTGAGTCCTTCGGCAACGGCCTCTTTGAGGAGGTCACGGAAGTCCTCTTTGGTCATGGTTATAAGAACTTGCTCGGTCATGCCAGTTTCCTCCTCATTTCAAACATCCTCTTGGCGTTGATCAACATTTCCATACGCTGTTCAAGGGTGTACCCTGAGTCAAACGCAATGATGTTTGTGATCTGAAGTTCGTTCCTGAGTTCAAGCTGATCCTCTGACCACTCATTAATGGGCTTATCGCCAATACCGATAATTTCACGGATTCTTTCGGCCTCTCTCTGGAAACTGCGTACCGGGGCGGCTTCTCCGAACATTTCACGGTAACGCCTGTTAAATGCAGCACACATGGCCTTGAAGTTGTCACCTGACTCCATTCTGAACTTGATAAGATTGTCATGGACCCATTTGATCGTGTTGTATTTGAACTCAGGGGAAAGCCACATGGCGAAGTCAATGAACATATATGGGTGCATCCATGTCCCCTGTTCCTTGCCTCCCTTCTTAGTTTCAATGACTGAGTTTGTAACAGACTGATTTCCTTTCGTTACGAGGATTCCCGTATCGCTTTCTTTGCTTGAAATGACAGTAGCGAACTCTTCCGTTGACTTCAACCTCATAAAGTCAGCAATGTCTTTTCTTGTTCCGGTAACACTACTGTAAATTTTAATGAGGTCGGTGGCATTGAAATACCCGTCTTTGGTTCTTTGCCGGACTGTGGAACGATTGTAGATACTGTTAGCAATTATCTCAATGTTCCGGATCATGATTTGGTTTGTTTTCATAACAGGTTTTTGAAAAGTTTCTCTTCCTTGATCCCTGTAATTTCAGATAGCACGGGCCAGTAGATCGGCTTGGGGTTTCTGTGGGCAGAGGCCCCAGGTTTTGCCAGCCAGGTACGGACAGTCCCCTCCCCGACACGGCATTTGTTCACAACTTCAACAAGGAATTTGCGTTTTTCCTTGTTATTTGCTATATTTGTATAGTACAACCTTAACATAGTATAATAATTTATTGTATTAGTACACGACAAATATAGAACTTATTTCTATACTGCCAACATAAAATTGAAATAAATTCAACATAAATGGAAAGAGTTATTGAAAGGTTCGACATGTACATGGAATACAAGGGGTTGAATCACCTCCATATTTCCGGATACCGACTGCAAAAGCAGTTTGGCCTTTCCTCCGGGACCGTCACGAATTGGCGAAAGAATGTTAACAATCCCCGTGATGCCTTTCTAAATCGCTTCTGCGATACATACCATATCAATAAGGTATGGCTACTTACAGGCGAAGGGTCCATGTATGCTTACAACCTATCTGACCTGGATAAGGATTTCCTGACTAAAATTGACAATATCAAGTCCAGAACCGGACTAACAAATAAAGAGATCGCCCTGGAGCTTGGAGTTTACGGAACCTTCATTAGTGAGCTTCGGGCCGGCAAAACGACTGTGCGCCCTGAGTTGATGGAATTGCTTAGAAAGGAGTTTGGCTACGTCTATGACGACCTGGAAGCCGAAAAGGAGATACTTGAGCTTAAAATGGAGATTTCCAGGATCAAAGAGTTCCTTGGAATGAAATAGCCCCGGTCAATACCGGGGCTACACTGGGATTAAAAGCTGACTATGAAAAAACGGATTATGCTTTGGTAAGTCGCAGCGATAGCGACAGGTCGTTGATGTCGTTGAGAAGCTTGTTAAATCTCTGCTGGTGCATGGCAGAATCATCGGCCAGGTTCTTCAGCCAGTACCACCGGGCAAGAACATAGTCAACGATAGCGTCACTGAGCTTGCTGTCAATGACGCTGATATTGATTTCCCTGTACCTGTTCTCGTTGTCAACGACAATTCCCCCGTATGCGTTAAATGTATCTCCCCCAACCGTGATCTCTTCATCATAGAAAACAGAAGAGCTTGCGTTATCCAACATCTTGAACAATACGGCAAAAATTTCAATGAACCCCTTTTTAACGTGCTTCTTCAGGTGGATACGTTCATCCTCGCTGATATGTAGCTCGTTAAAGTTGGAAAGCCCCTCCTGGTTCTTTATTCCCCTGGCCTTAAATGCCGTGATCTCCGAACACTCGTCAAAAATGTCGGTAGTTTTATAGTGGAACTGCACCACCTTGCGTTCATTGGCTGTGCCTTCGTCCAAAGTTTTCTTAGTATATGCCATGACTTTATATCTTTAAATTGTTTTGTATGTTCTTGCAAATGTCCTTCTTCTCCTCCCCAACAGTCCCCGGAGTTTTGCCCATGCCTCGTTTGATTTTCGCTCCTGGTCCCGGTAGTCGTAGTTTGTGAAATAGAGCCATTCATAGAGGACGTATTCAATTATTGCATCTTCTCCGGCCTGAAGGATGGACGGGATAAGATGGTCGTCAAAATGACTCTCAGGGAACTCTACACGAAACACAACCCTCCTGGGTTCATCATCGTAGGTTACATCCCACTCATAGGGAACGTCTGCTGTTTCGTCAAGGTTCTGGGCATATTGGGCGAAAATATCAGAGAATAACCTTCCGCAAATGGACCTGATCTTATCTTCAATCCAATCCCTTGCGTCAACGGTACTCAACTGCTGGAAGTCTGCGGACCGGTCCTTCTTAATGTTCCTTGCAATGAGGACTGCCGCCGTATCAACCCGGTGGATCAGAGTGTCTATGTCGTAATAAAAGACTGTCATTCTTGTTTCCTTAAAAACCGGACACCCATGAGGATGCCCGGTAATCACTAACCTAAACCAAACCTATGAAACAAAACCACGTTGTCATTTTTTAACCTTGCCCTTGTCGGCTCCATTTACAAACTTGCTTGCCTGCGGGATTTTCCCCAGGATCATCAGTACCCGATTTATAATATCCTCCCTCTCTGCCTGGGTGATCTTCTTGCCTCCTGCGCTTGCCGCATCGCTGTACTCGTAAACTTTCAAAAGCAATTCTCCGGCCTGTTTGATCTTACTACGTCCCATAGCCCACAAGCCACCGAAGAAGGTGGCGAATACGAGCAAAAGGATATTTAGCCCGTCCACATCTTTGAAGAACCCGAATATCTTCTCCTTAACGGGAACATCCGGGAGTTCCGGGACGCCTGTTACCTGTGCGATGGCCGTGTATCCGACAATGACCAGGGACAGTAGCAGGAACGTGCTTATGAAATACTTTGCGGTTCTCATTTGTTATAGACATTTTTGTAGAAATACTCACTCAGGGCAACGGCATCCGACCAGCTCAGTTCTCCATCACTCAGTTTTTCGATAGCCAGAGAAGCGAAGCCATGCCAGATCACCCCTTGTGTTTCGGGGGAGAGCTTCTTAACCTCATTGAGAATTGCCTGAAGCTGATCATTCAGGTTGGGGATGTTGGCTACCCCTTCGATGATCCGGAGTTCCAGTAGGAATTTAGGGAGCCACTTTTCTACAAATGCTTTGACCTTTGCGGCGGCCTTGTCGTCTGCATCTCCAGGGATAGCACTTGTGACAATGAAAATAACCACATCATCCACAGGGGAGTCCATGACCTTCTTCATGGCCTCTACGATCTTGATGGCGATGGGGACGTATTTCTTTGTGCCGCCCACAATCCCCTGGTAGGTTTCGGCTATCCAAGCCCATATTTTCCGAAGGAGTTTTTTCATGACACTTTTCTTTCAAAGGTACTGCACCCTAATATTCAGGTTGTTGTAAAGTAATTCAGATAGGTGTTAATTTAGGATATGTGAACTACCCACGAACTAAAGATTCGTGGGCTTCCTACTTCACAGAGGAATGCCCTTTCAAAAAATTAGGTCTTCTATCCTCTCCATCGGTGTAATCGGCAGTCCCTGCCGATATATTGTTTAATCCTAATTTTAGGATATTGATAGCAGCATTAACATCTCTGTTGTGATGCGAACCACAAGATGGGCAATCCCATTCTCTTACTTTCAAGTCTTTTATTTCGCTATTACGATAGCCACAGACATTACAAGTTTGAGATGATAAGAAGAACCTATCAATCTTAACTACATTCCTACCATTCCAATTAGCCTTATATGTTAGCATAGTTCCAAAAGCGAACCAACTGCTAAGGTTCGGATTAATATAAATCTTCTGAGTATAGCCTTGTTTTTAATTCAGGTATTTGTCCTGATTTAAACGCAATTAAACCGCCCTCATTGCGGTCAACAAAATTGTTTTCACTTGTCATAAACCCTTGTATTTCTTCATGTTTTTTAATTCTCTTATTACCGTTGAGTATATACGCAGTCATATAGCAATTATGATGCCTGTGTCCACATATTACAAATCCAGTTTCAATATTGAAGGGTTGATGGTCGTGTTTCTTCCCATCATTAAACCAAATTGCTGAACAAGTGATGTAAGGGCTATTCTTTATCATTTCTGTTCCTCCTATTTTATGTTAATTGTGTTTATAAATACGTTATGCAGGATGATAAGAGCGTCTATCTTCCATTTCAAACTCATAACGATGGATACTTTTAAATCCTGATAAATCTGTTACCTTTTCAAAGTGGTCATACTCTTTTGTCATACAACCGCCCTTACATTTGACGGTCATTACTTTGTCCCAACGCTCCATTACTTGCATCGCATCTTTTCTTTGAGTTGGCGCATATCCTTTTTCGGATGAAAGGATAAAAAAATCACCCTGCATAACACTATGTTTATGCAATTGGGAGTTTTGTTCTAATTCGTTCATTATCTGTATTTATTAAAGTTAGTGAAGCAAAAACAGTGCATACACGCAATGCGTTATAAACAAATAAAATTATTCGTCTATCTTTTTATCTTCTGCTCTTTTTGAAGCATTATAAAATCCTAATCTTTTCAATTTAGTGGTTTTGTTTTTCAACCAACCTTTTACACAAAATGAATTTTTTAATTTGCGTTTTTTGTTTTCAGATGCCATAATTTTATCAGTTTATAACATCAGGTATAGTTAATTGCCTATCGCCCGTATCAGCGTTTTGCTTCAGCAAAGCTTTAAATAAGTTCGATACTGCTTGTCTAATTTCTGGTGTCGCATTGCCCCCACTCATTGCTATTCTGGTATCCAGTTTAACGATTTCACCTCTCTTTGTTTCTTTTAAGCAAATGTAATAATCTCCATTATTGCCGTGATACATGCTAAGTTCTGTATCTCTAATATCCATGTCATCTGTTAATAGTTTCTGTGTTTCCATCGCTCGTATATTTTAAATTTATCACTCGCATTAAGGATAGTGGTATATTCATCAGGCAACTAACCATACCTGAATCCCGTTATGTGCCATTAAGCAGATGGGTACTCCAACGGCATCCAGTGAGTAATTTCATTCCAATCAGCAAACCTTTCATCTTCATCTGACCAAACAGTTGAATAAATTTGTTTGTTTTCAATATCTCTGTAAACCAAAACAAGCTGTCCGATTTCAGGTTTTTGTTCGTTGTATTTAATCCAATTCATCTTTCTAAATTTAACGGCACATACACACAATATATGTGTTATACGCCAATGAAGTGTCGTACTTAATTTTAAAGTTTGTGGTTAGGCGTACAACACATATACCCAACCGTTATCGTCAAGGCTATGAACCGTATTGCGGTCCGAGTCCTCCAGCGAATAAATCAAAGTACATCGTTCCATTTTTATCATCAATCATCCTAAAAAATGATTTTTGTTCTGTTTCAGCAAATGAGAGATTCTTCTTATAATAAGAATTTAGACATAAAATAAATGGCTCAAAATCAGCAATAGTATATTTATCCTTTTTGCGGATAATCACATCATTTACACCCAAATAATAATGAAAGTTTTTGCATTCTAAAATTCTATCATTCCCGATTTCTTCCTTTATTTTCTTATAAATAAAGGTTTCTGGTTTTGGGTAAAGTAAAATTTCATTATTGTATGGGCGATGGAATAATTCATCAAAAGAATATTCTTTTTCTTTTTCGACTGCCTGTAATTGATTTGGAAGTGCCACCACAGCAACAGCTCCAAAAATGCTTTTAAAGAAATCTGACCTTTTCATAATTTATAAATATTTAGTTTAAATTGACTGACTCGAAGCCCTGAACGATAACACTGCATAACCGCAAGCGGGGTATCCGTTCTTTTTGACAGGTAGGTACTTCGATTTCCCCGCATATCGTTTAGGCTTCACCGTTACCATGCAGTTTGCCGGACTGCTTCTTTCGAGTTTTTGGTTGTTTGTGCATTTTAAGTAGCTGTATTGATTCAATAGGAAGCGGTGCTCCCATGAATTTTATTGCCTCCTCACGCTTCACTATATCATCAATATCAATTATTATTGATTCGAGTTTTTTTGTATCTATCGCTCTTATAAGTACATCAATTGCCACCCTCCCGCAGTGTGCGCCAACTATTGCTGTCTTTGGTAATTTCTGTTCTTCCATTCCGTTTTATTTTTACTGTTCATGCACGCGGCTCGTTGGTAGCAATACTACTCAGACACTTCCCAATCAATTGCGTTTATAATATTCGTTAAAGTCAATCCGTTAGTTCCGTGCCTCCGCTTCGCTTTCCGGTCTCTTCATTTAAAATTTTATACAATTCATTTGCAGTTCCGAAACTTAATCTACGTTTGTATAACCATTCCCAAAAAGTAAGATGATCAATTCCTCTATAATAATTTAGTGATCCAATGAACCTGAGTATAAATCGTATTTTTTTCATATCATAAATATTTTAAATTCTCAACCCCTTGATTGACTTGAACGGCATATAGCCGCCACTAAATCATAGCACTGTCCGTTAGCTTTCATTGCGGACCCAATTACTCAACTTACTGTCACATTATGCTCCATTGCCAAGAATCCTACCAATCAACCATTCAATACCTGCCTTATAGTGTTTAAAAGCAACTTCATCGTAAAAGTTATTACTACCATCATAAGGCACTCTAAATGCGTATTTGTCTATTTGCTCATCAATTTCCTCCTGAGAAGGCAACGATAGCATAACATTGTGTAAATCCAATGCCTGAGTTATGCTTTCAGGCGAACTTCCGCAATTTGTTTTCATATCTGTTTCATTTTTAAGTTAGTACTATTTTGACGGCACTGTATTTACACAAGTACCGTTGTGTGCCCATTTCGAGCAGACCTATATTTATGAAGCCATATACTTGCTTGTTGTAAATAATCAGAATGTGAAGCACCACCATATATCACACCTCGAACGGTCTTTAAATTGCCGTATTCCATTAAGGGTTGCATTATTTGTGCAGCTTCATCAATAGAAACGACAGCTAACAAGCGGTTAGCTTCATTGCCATTTTCTTGGTTTGTTGAAGTTTTGTTTTCCATATCAAAATTTGTTTATAAGTTAGAGTTTCGTGTTCCAAAGTCGGTAACGAACGCCAACCGACTGAACGTTAGCACCCATTTTTAGACAGGCTTTCATTTCAGATCCTCCTTTCTCAATGATTCCAACATCTTGCGTCTGACCTCCTCAACTCCTCCATTACGGTCAATGGTCTCTCCGTCAATATAGACGCATATTTGACGCTTTTTCTGTTTATCAGGGAGAGGCTTCCTCCCTGCCGGTGACTTTGTTTTTTTCATACCATCTCAACTTTTGTGGTTAGTCTTTTTCTTGCAAAAAAATTTCCATCATATACATCCGGGAATATTCTTTTTGTCCTTAACTCAATCGCCTTATCTGAAACCTTGACAATTTTGGTTACTTCTTGAATTGTTCTGCCATTTTTGAACCTGTCGCCTACTTTCAAATTTTTAGCATCTGTTTTCATCGTGTCTTGTTTTTAATTACCCTCCAAAGTTAAACCTTTCATTTGAATTGGCAACACATTAATTCTATTATTTTATCTAATGCTGATATGTTTTATAACATATAGACAAATAAAAAAGGGGCGGCCACTGCCACCCCTCGCTGAACCTAACTAAACCTAACTATGATAAACGGGACTAATTTTGTTTCTCATCGTTCCTCAATATGAACCTTTTTAAATTATGGGATTATAGTAGGAACAGAGCTACCAAAAACCAAATTTGGTAAATTACTCGCGTATAATGTTGCAGGAATTGGAGGTTCAGCATAAAATTGTTTTGAGTTTAAAGTCTCTCCATTATTAGAGCAATTATACATTATAACCTTCCCAGTTATGCCAGCAGGTGCATCGCCATTACCAAAATTATAAGCAACTCCACCGCCTGTCATAACACTGTCTTTAGCGTTGCAATCAACCAGCACAGAATAACATCCATTCACATCAATTACAACAGGCCCTTTTGATGTGCTATAATTACCTCTAAATCTCAGTATATTAACCGAATCATGGCACGTAGTTGCGTTATTATTTTCCATGTCACTAATCAAGCCATTATTGTAGCTTTCACAATTATATTCAATTACCAAACAATCTCTTTTATTGATATCTGGTACGTTATTAAAGTGATAATTAAAACCGTCCCTTTTAGCGTATGCGGCCTTGCAGTTGAATAGATAGGTCTTTTTTATTTGTCCAACCGCTAAAGCGTTACCAACCGCACCAGGAGTGTTAAACAACATATTTCCACCAATAAAATTACAGTTATCTGCACAAAATTCACCCACTACTGTTGCCCCCGTTGTATCTCCTATGATAGATGCTCCGTCACTTGCACTTCCGCCTAAATACGTGCAATTTTTTAGATATAATTTTGATGTACCCAATAATTTAATCATTTGTTGCTGAGTAATACATACTATGACATTAGCATTGGGTATAAGCCCATCAACTGTGTGTACATACACTAACGACCCATTTGTATACCAAGTATTTATATTTGCCTGACAATCTGCAAGTGTGTTTTTTGCAGTTAACGGAATTGGCAAACCATTAGCATCCAAAACCCTCATATCGTATACTGCATATGTTACCGATCTTGTCGTCTGCCATGTCCCAGAACCAGCATCAATATAACTTAGAGATCGCTGTCCAGATGATATAAATATCTTATTTGATGCGTTATCCGGCACAATAGATAATATTTTATTTGTGATCGTAGTACCCGACCCCAATGATTCATCACGCATAAAAATAGAATCGGACTTAACCTTAATGCAATATGATGAATCTACCCCAGTTGATGCAAATATCACTGCTTTTCCAAGTGTTTTATAGGGTTTTTCTGAACTACCATTTCCACTTGTATCGTTGCCTGTGTCAAGATTTACATACAACACCGTACCGCCTGTATATTGGCTGAAATCCATGTCATGCTGAATGACATTATTTGCATCTCTTGTGAAATTACATGGCAAGGTTGGGGTAAGATCAACGGGCTTTTGAAAAACCTTATTTAAGAACCCATATTGATATTTCTTTGGGTTCACCTGTGAGCCAATGTGTGCTGTTCGGCTTGCACGAACAAAGGCTGCCGCAAAAGCATTTCTATGAGCCATAACATTGATTTTTAGTTTTCGACTTCATAACTTACATTCCCTGTTGCGCCGGCTGCCACTGATACTCTGAAGTACAGTTTGGGCTTTGTCCGAAAAATGAATTTGACCGGAGTATTGGCCGCAATATCAACGGTGATGTCGCTGCCTCCCTCCTGGGCGTTACTCCAATTTCCATTTTTCGTTTTCAACTGGAGCGTGGCTACTTTCGTAGCTGAAATATCCGTTGACTTCATATCAATAGCGGCAAACCCGTTCTGATCGTTTACAACCTCACCGTCCTCACTTGGGATATAAAGGCTTTCTTCTAAATCTACTGTTCCTCTTGACATAGTGTTTTATTTTTTAGATTTTTATTTATTCCGTCTGTAACCCAAAAGTCTTGTTCCATCGTATTTGCTTATCACAACTTGGTTACTTTGGTTTCCTCCCAGAATCCAGATATTGTAACCGTCTTGTTTGATGAAGAAACCTACATGACCCTGCAACCCGGAAGGATCGCCCCTGGATAGAATTACCAGATCGCCTAACTCCGGTTCAAATACTGGCCCCCCCCAATTCAGCCAATCTCTTGCCACAAGGCTCTTAATGGGGTTCATGCCGGACTGTTTGATGCACCAGTACACAAAGGCAGCACACCAGCTTGTTTCGTCTGTGGTGACTCCTGGGAAGTCCTCAAAGTATTTCATGACCTCCGGGTTGTGGGTAGGCCCTGAGAACTCCTGAATCCCGTACTCCTGAAGGGCTATTTTCAATGCGCTATCCATTTTTACTCCTCCTATGAATTGGTTCCATATTTCAATTATCCTGCTCATACATTCGACAATATTTCAACAACCACTCCCAGGACCCACAGGACTACCGGCGTCCATAGAAAGATTTCAAGTTTAATCCTGTCGGGTCTTGTATGGTTCATTTCGACCTCCTTCCGTGATGTATTTTACAGGTTGTTTCAACTGTGTTTATCCTTGCTTCATGCTCTTTCAGCGTTGTTTCATGTTCTTCAAGCCACTCTCTTTTTGTATCCAGCCGGCGGTCAACGGACTTGTTGTGTTCATCGATTTGCGTCTTGAAAACATTAACAACAAGGTCCATATTTTGAACATTCTTGTTCATAATCTCAATACTGTTTTCCAACTTATCAATCGCAAGTGTGAACTTATCTACCGCATCAGCAACTATCTTATGCGTTGCAGTAAGAGCCATCTCTTTGACGGCAAGGATGTCAGACTTGTTCTGGCTTGTTGCCTCCATATTCGATTTTTGCCCGTCCTCTAATGATTTCATCCATTTCTTTACGAAAAAAACAGTAATACCCCCTATTCCTCCGGGAATGCCGAATGTCGTTAAAGCGTCCATTATGTCCATATGCCTGTTCCATATATTATTTAGTACACTAAAGATTCATCGTCATTGTAAGCACATCTTCCACCTGATGTTGCATTTATCCAATTAGATTGACCTGTTATATATGGGATTGTATTCCCATTCCGATATTTTGTCTCTGCTGAGTTTACTGCACACCAGACCTGATTTCCTATTTTTACAGTTGGATATACCTTCCCGTCATTACCGACTACTGACATCGGATTGTTGCTGTCTTCCTTGATTATTCGTACAGACATACCTACCTGATCAATCGTACCAGAGTCAGAGGTTATCCCAACATTTAATGTATTTGACTTATAATAAACAGTACAATATTGAGGGAAACCATTTATATGAGTAGATTGAGTCCATAACCCAGCATAAACCCCACTGAACATAAACCCGGTAGCAATACTCCTCCATCCTGCGGCCACTGCTGTAAATCCTGTACTATTATTTGATAGGGTGTCATTTCCAACATCTCCCGCTGTTGAAGAATAATTCCACCCATATTTTGACGCAACTGATTTTCCTACATCGGAGCCGGAACCCAAATATCCATATCCATTATTTATCAGGTAATCATTGAGTACAACAAAATCATTATTGGTTGCCACCCTCCAACCTGAAGGAGCCATATTCCTGCTATCTACAACTGCAAGCCTATTATAGATATACCCATACTTTACATCTCCATGCGTTGCTGTATGTGACCAGAAATAATTCTGAGATGCTACATCTATGGATAGCATCATAAATACTGATATGGCAATATGTTTAATCATAGAAAAATTAGTTGTAATTCAGTGTACCATTGATAATTAGTTTGGAACCGTCATAGTACCATGATAGAACATCAACCTTTGATGATCCTGTCATTTGTATTTTGTTATTTGAAACAATAAGACTTGGAGAGACATAAACGGATGCAGTTGCATGAGTAAATTGGATCATGTGTGCAGTGCTGGCATTTGTCACAGTCAGGTTCCCGGTCATTCCGGCTACAATATTTGTCATGGTAATTATCGTAGAGTCGCTTAATGAGATAGTCCCATTAAGTCCACTTAATGCGCTCCATGTAGTTGTGCCGGATGAAATAGATAAAGCCTGGACGCCGTAATTCCACGATGCAGGTGTTTGCCAGCTTGCGCCACCGCTTCCGTTTGCGGTGAGGACTTGCCCCGATGTTCCTGTTGATCCCCCTACATCAACCTTGAGTGTTGTCCCCTTCAGATATAGTTCTCCGGATGATCCCTCCCCGGTGTGTACTGACGTGGAGCCATAGTAAACCTTTTTACCCTTGCCGGCATACTCTCCTACAAAAACATCTTCTGAAAATTCTCCAGAACCCCAAACCTCAAGTTTCCTGTTGCGCTCATTTGCGCTTTTCCCAATGCTTACATTATAACTGTTTGATACAGGCGCAAGGGCTGTCCCTGATAAAGACCAGTTCCCGTCCCCACTTCCTGTTGTTCCGTATGTAACCTTCCCGCCTACTGGGTTCCACTTCAGAACATACGTCTCTGTTGTTGCCGGAGGTAGTGCCGGCATATATATCTCTCCATACTGGCTTGTCGCTTCAATAGCCAATATATCAGACCCCAGGGCTGAGTCGAATATCTTAAACGGAGACAACAATCCTCCATCGTCACTTGTTGTTAAATATATCCCTCCGCCTGATGCTGTATTGGACATATTGAGCATATATGCAGAGGTAGAGGAAGATTCTATGTCAACTTCTCCTGTAACCTCTAAAGCCCTTCCATACCTCTGTGCAGTCCCTCCGATTGTTACCTCTCTGTTGCTGTTTGGGTAAACATGAGTCGTTGCATCTGTCCACTTGCTGCTTGCAGAGACAGAAGGTGTTCCCCATGTTCCGTTCTTTTTAAGATACGTTCCATCATCATCACCTAATGTGATTGACGTACCCCACGAATTGCTTCCAGAATAAACCGGTATTCCTGCTGTTGTCGGCCATGTCATTGATCCACCAGGAGGCCATGCCCAGGCTGCACCTGTGGTCCCTGTTGATGTCAATACCAATCCTGCGGCCCCAGGTGCTGATAATACTGTGGCCGTTCCTCCTGAACCTCCAATGATCATCTGACCCGCAGAAGTCATTGGGTTAGCAAAACCTGACGCTGATGGTCTCCATGCGGGAAGATTGTTATACATTGTCAATACATAACCGTTTGTAGAGATTGGGAGTTTGCTCAATGCAGTTGATCCACTTGCGTATATAAGATCGCCTACACTATACGAAGTAAGGTTTGTCCCCCCTCTTGATACGTCTATGGCATTATTTGAACTTGCATCCCAATATGATGTTAGCATATCCCCGCTGCTGCCGGTCCCGGAAGGTACTCCTGAATATGTGATCTCTTTTGTGCTTGTGTTATAGTACAGGCTGTATTCTGTTGCTGAATTATTAATGTTATGTGCGTATATTGATCCAGTGCCCTGAATCCTGAATAAGTCAGTCCCGTCATTTGCTTCAACTAATAGTGGTGTGTACGTTGCGCCTCCGGCTTGTATTGATAGCCCGTGACTTGTTGCCCCACCATAGAAATAAGCCCCCCATCCATTTGATGCCGTTGTTGAACTATATAACTTCGTTGTTTTTGAAGGGTATATATCTCCTAAGTAAAGATTATGCCCGATAGTTGTCGGATATAATGCCCCGTTGTATAGGGATAAGTAACTATCTCCACTAGAAGAACTCAAATTGTATGTTGTTGATCCATACTTAAAATAGGGTAGCCCGTTGAATGTGTAAAACGCTCCGTAATTTGACCTTACTGACGGTTCCGAAGCTATTGTTCCAAGTTCTAATGTTTTTTGTGGGGTTAATCTCGCTGTTTCACCACTACCACCAGGACCAAATTTGATCGGGATATTTGTTCCGGAATAAATATATGCCTCTCTTGCTGATCTGTTATATCCAAGTATGAATCTCTTGTAAAGTGTACTATCGCTTCCTGCAATCGTTATTCCTGAACTTAACGAAGATGTATTTGTGTCATACAAATCTATTTTTGGAGAAGATGCCCTTAATGTCTGTGATTCAAGGAATATATTGGTAGAACTAAGTTCTGCAGCATCTGTCACCATTGAAGCGGAGTAATCACCTGAAGTCGGGACCACCGCCCCGGTTCTGCTATTGAAAGATGTAACCCCTGTCCCTAATGTTGTTGGCTCCCACCTTGCGGCAGTTGAATTATAAGCCAATGCCTGACCGTTTGTAGGCGTAGTGGAGGCTACATTAATGTTCCGAATCTTTTCTGCGTTCCAGAATGGCAAATCAGAAATGGCAGACATACCCTGCTTGAAATGTGTCCCTGTTGTGCTATTATAAAACGGCATGTATGTAACAGCATCGTCTGAAGGGTTTGATGTTGTTCCAATAGATGGAATGTCAAGCTTTATTACCCTTGACGATGTGTTAATGTCGATCCCCTCTCCCTCTGTGTATGACGTACCGGTTGGTACGGTCCATGTACCTGAACCATTCAAAAAGTATGTTGATCCAGCACTGTTCGACCCTGGGGCTAATCCTGCCTGGTTGCTTGATGTAGAGAATAGCGGGAGTGTTGCGTCAGTTGCGGTTCCGGATAAATCCAATAACCTTGTGGATGCGTTATAGGTCAGAGTTTGAATTTCATTTGTTGTGCTACTATCGCTATCCGCTACACTAAATGTCGTCCCACTACCTCCTAAAATATTTATTGTGACACTATTGCCCGTCTTGCTTTTTGATAAACTTTGCAGTTCATTTGTGGATAAAGTATCTCCGTCTGCAACACTGAATATTGTTCCGCTTCCTCCGCTTATATTTACTGCGACATTGTTCCATGACCTTGTACTTGAAAGGTTCTGGCTGTCTGTTGCCACAAACCCGGAGAGACTGTCTGAAATGGCCTCCTGAACATAGACTCTTGTCGCCACTATGCCGCTGTCTATTCCCAGAGGGGAGATTGATGTTCCGTCTCCGTTCATGGTCAAGTCAACGGATGCAACCTGGCTCCCCCAATTATCGGCCCCCGTTCCTCCGTTGTCGTTGAACTGCGTTGAAATGCTATCCCCCGTGTTTAGGAAAATGCTGATTCTCTTTGTTTCCGTGCCATATACGCTGACTGATGATGGATATTTATCGGTTATCGTCTGCCAGGTGTTGTCCCCTCTAAGGAATTTAGTGGCAATATCTGAACCTCCATTGACTAATCCGGGATCAGTGTTCGATGTGCTGAATAACGGGAGTGTTGCGTCAGTTGACCCGGCTCCATCAATCGCCAGGACTCTCGTTGATGCCGTATAGGATAAATTCTGAATCTCGTTTGTAGTCAGGCTATCTCCGTCTGCTACGCTGAATATAGTCCCTGTTCCCTCTGATATGTTTACAGTTACGCTGTTCCCTGTTTTAGACTTCGACAAATTCTGTATTGTTCCGGTAAGGTCAAGGGTAGAGAGACTGTCTGAAATTAGTTCCTTAGTTCTGAATATAGTGGAGTATTTGGTACTGTCAACATTCAAATTACTCCATGAGGCTGTTGTCCCATTGCTTGTAAGTAGTTGCCCTGACGTACCTGCAGACCCATTGATATTAACAGCAAGGGAGTTCCCTTTCAATTCAAGCCTGTTGGCAACCGATCCTTCACCTACCGAAACATTTGAACTCCCAAAGTAAATATCTTTACTGTCACCCGAAGAGTCCCCGAATTGCCCGTCTCCGTTTACAAGTAATTTTTTGCTCGGAGAGACTATCCACTGTGCGTCTGTGTTGGCCAGGGTGGTATCGTTCTGCCAGAAGGGGATATAGGGGGTAACGCCTCCTGCAAGGGTTCCACCACTTCCACCGCCTTCTACTGAAACATTCTGCCAGCTTGCAGTTGTCCCATCACTTACAAGGACCTGTCCATTTAACCCCAGGCCAGTCGTCCCTGCGTTTATTGATATGGAGTTCCCTTTTAAAAGCAATCTGCCGGCTGCACCATCTTCACCTACCTCGGTTGCCGTACTTCCAAACTGCACCTTCTTATAGCTCCCAATATTCTGCCCAAGCCGCAAATCACCGTCAATGTGCATGGTGGTGGCTGGGGACGTTACATTGACACCTACCCGGCTATTCACCGCATCGTACTTTACTACGGTATTCCCAAGTGTAGTGTCTGTGGTCCAGTACGGGAGATATGTGGGTGTTCCTCCTGATAACCCGTCAAATCCGGGTATTGATGTGATGTTCTGCCATGTGGGATATGAAGTTGTTCCATTACTGGTTAGTATCTGACCGGTAGTGCCTGTCCCTGATACTTGCCCCAATGAACTGCCACCTGTTCCTACAACCAGCTCATATGCATTAAAAGAAGCTCTCCCGGTTCCCCCTGCGTCAAGGTCTATCTGTGAATTGCTGTTCTTATCATAAACAGACTTGAACATATCGGCTCCTGGCTCCCAACTTGCTTTTTCACCGTCCGATGTTAGTACGTCACCATCATTGCCCAGTGTTCCACCTGTTCTGATGGCCAGCGTCGCTCCCTGCAATAATAGTCTGTCTTGATCTCCACCTTCTCCAATAAGGATGCTGTCGCTGTCAAAGTAAATATAGGCACTGATCTCATGCACGGGGTCCGGGATGAGTTTGATGCTCCCGACCATGTGTAGCTCTGTTTCCGGGATGCCGACAAGATTTATCCCAAGCCGATTATATGTGTCATTCCAAACTAATTCGGGATGGCCGATTATGGTAACTGAATCATCCCATACAGCTAATTGCCCTTCTGATGCACCGCCAAGTTTCGTGTATCTTCCGTCTATCGCTATTGTATCCGTTAACAGTCCGTTCACCCAGATGTAAAATTCACCCCTGCTTGTGTTCCATGTTATTGAGTCAAACGTAGATGCGGAGTTGTTTACTGCACTCCATTTGTTTGCTCCTGTTTTCTGAAGTATCTGCCCGGGTACTGCCCCCTCTACGGAAACGGTATCTCCTTCCATTACCAGGCTATTGAATACCTTCATGGAATCTACCTCCACATAGGGGAAATAGTATTTCGTCTGGGCTATGGAGGCCAGGCTTATACCGATGAATGATATGAGTATGATGGTTCTTTTCATTCTGTCCAGAAGTTTATTTTTGGGACCCTGCGTGTCGCTGTCCATTTTACAGTTGTGTTTCTTGGTGAGTATAGGATAAACCCGTTGGCGGTAAAGGATCGGGCCTCTATTGATGGCCTAATATCAATGTCGTTTACGTCATACGCTTCAATAATCCCCACGATATAGTCATTCTCCGCATCGTAGGGTTTTATAAATTCGATGGGGGTTTCCACACCGGCTAAACAAGATGTCTCACCGTATGATATGTTGAATATCTCAACGATATTGGCATGAACCAAATCTTCAAGAGCTTTACGAACATCTTCTTCTGTTACTGCCATCAGTGCATATCTTTAAAGCATAACATACATTTCTCATAGGCGAGTTTGGCCTGATCCCTCTGCTCTGTGATCTGCAATACCTTTTCAGCTATCAGCCAGGTCAGAGCATCGAAGAGATTGTCCTGGATGTTCTCAGGAAGAGTCTCAGGGATATACCTGAAATGGTCAAGGGTATGGGCTGTAAGGACTGAATAGTATTCCAATATTTTTTTAGTACCTACCCATGAAAGGGCAGCAACCGGCTTGGCGATCCTTCCCATAGCATACTTGTTTCTTTGCAATGGGTAGATAGGATCAAGGGGCGTAATAGGGACTGTTACCGGCTGCTCCCATTCCAGCATTTTGAAACTCTGTAACCGAAGGAAATCGGAGGGCAATTCTATGTACCCGGTCTTTCCCCACTCTCCATAGTTTTTCACTTCTGTCGGTGTGGGGGTGGCTGTTTTCGGCTCAAGCACATGGAGGGGAGCGATCAAAAGAAGCTCCTTTGCCACTTCGTCCATCAGCACATGAATCATAATATCATAGGGATTGCTGATGTTAGGCATGGTCTCCAGGGTAAATGCCACTCCTTCACCTTCAGGTATTACCTCGTCAATCTTTACCTTAGTGGCGTTAATGACGTTCATCCTGGCAGCGGGTATTGTGCCACCGGTTCCCCCACCACTGCCGTCAAACTGCTCATGGTAAGCCGCAAGTACCTGTTCAAATGTTGTCCGTTCCGGGTCAAGAAGTGCCATATCTCAGATTTATTCAGGCCGGTTCATTACATCCATTTCGATCATCTTGTTTTCAAGCTGAAGGACTCTCTGCTGAAGGTTTTTAACTACTGCCAGTACGGTGTTACCCTCGTCCTTTGTCTTGAACCCATATCCATCCACGTTTACAAGGTCCTGAATTTCCGTGTCTGCGGTCCCGGCAGCGGTATGTGTTATTAGCGCAACCGGTCCAACCGTGAGTTCTGCTGACCCACCAGTAATCACAAGCGTTCCACTGTTGTTAGGAAATTTAATCTCCCTGTCACCAGTTAAGACTTCATTCGTGACCGTAAGGGTTGCATTGTGTGTCCCTTCCGTGACCAGGAACTTGAACTTCCCAAGTATTCCTCCAAGACCCAGCCAGAAGGTCCGGCTTTGTGTTCCGTGTTTTCTTCCTGTAAATGCCATATCATTTATGTTTTTAAGAAAAAGGCCGAACCGAACTGCCCGGCCCGGCCTT